GATGCTGTGAAGCTGGCGCGCAAGCTGGACGAAAGCGATCACGGCGTTACCCAGGTCACGTATGCCAACGTGGCGCGGGTGCTTACGCTGATGGGATCTCCGCTCGGAGAAGAACAGCTAAATCTCTTCGGCGCTATTCAAGAGCCTCCGCCGAAGGTGGACGTTGCCCTTCAAGGCCAGCAGGCCGGCAAGAACGCCGAGCCGGCTTCGAACAATCCCTATCTTCAAGGGACCGACGACTACCAAATCTGGTCGGAGAATCACAAGGTCGGCGTCGAGCAGGCCAAGGCCTCGTTCCAGTAGATGGTATCCATCCTTTCTTTGGATGCAAGCCGCGCATGTGGTTGGGCCTACTTCTCGGGCCCAACCGCCATGCCCAAGTGCGGGACGTGGACAGCCCGCGATACCTGGCTTTCGGATGAGTACGGTAGCTACTTCGCCGAATTCGAGGAGTGGTTGGAGGACAAGATGGCTGTGATGCAGCCGGATATCTTGGCCTTCGAATCGCCGCTCCTGCTCCAGCGGCACAAGGGGCGCGGAACTGATGAGCAGCAAGTCCGGCGGTTGGTTGGCGTGGTCAGTATTGCCGAGAAGGTAGCCTATCAGCGGAAGAGGCGCTGCGAGGAAGTGAACGTGCAGGTCGCCAAGTCGTTCTTCGATATTCCCGGCCGTCGACCGGAAGGCATGTCCAAGAACGAATACAAGGACTTGATGCTGAACGTGATGACACAACGAGGCTTCGCATGCGCCGACAATCATCAAGGAGACGCATGCAGCATCGCGCTCGTGGTCTACGACATGCTGGGGGAAACGTGACAGCGCACAAGATCCGCCGCAAGACGGCCCGCGGTTCGAAGATGTCGACGAAGGGCACGCGGGCCGCGACCACGCCGGGGATGGTGCGCATTACGGGCTCATTCCCGGTGGGCGACTGGGCGTGCCTGGAGCATGTGGCGCGGGTGAAGAAATTGCCGATAGCCCAAGTGTTGCGCGACGCGGTGTGGGCTTATGCACTGCCGTTTCGAAAGAGTGTTCAGTGAGAGTCCGCCTTACCCATATCGACGGAAAGCTGCCGAATTTGGCGCTGATGAAACTCGCCCACTGGCACGGCACGCGGGGGGACTCGATCCATTTTACAAAGTCGGTGGCGCGAGAATTGGAAGAGGGCGACTACGACCGGGTCTATGGTTCGGCCATCTTTTCTGTAAGCGTCGATCGCGTCCACGAGTTCCGCTCCCAATGGCCCGATGCCATCTTGGGTGGCACGCATGACCTTGGGAGCTTGACCACGGTTGAGGAATTCCTGGGTGTCGATGAATACGAGCACTACGACTATTCGATCTATCCGCGCTTCGATGCGTCGATTGGATTCACGCAGCGTGGTTGTCGTTTGAAGTGTGGGTTTTGTGTCGTTCCCAAGAAAGAGGGCAAGCCTCGTTCTGTGAACACCGTGGCCACCATCTGGCGCGGCGGTGACTATCCAAAGCATCTGCATCTTCTCGATAACGATTTCTTTGGGCAGCCTCGGGAAGATTGGGAGGCGCGTGTTGATGAAATACTCACGGGCAAGTTCAAGGTCTGCCTGAATCAGGGGATCAATGTGCGGCTAATCGACGATGAAAGTGCCAAGGTGCTGGCGTCGTTGCCCTACTACGATGATGCCTTCAAGAGCCGCCGGATTTATACCGCGTGGGATAACGTCGGGGATGAAGGGCGCTTCTTCACTGGCGTCGATCGTCTCGAGCGTGCCGGCATTCCACCTGGGCACATCATGGCCTACATGCTGGTCGGCTACGATAAGCGCGAGACTTGGGAGCGGGTGTTGTATCGCTTCCACAAGATGGTTGACCGCGGCATTCGGCCGTTCCCGATGATCTATGGTGATCGCTTCAGGCACTTGCCAGCCGGTGGCTACAACGGTCGGGTTGCGCACAAGCCGATCTGGGAATTCCAGAAATGGGCCGTGCGTCGCTATTACGAATTGATCCCCGCATTTGAGAACTTCGACAACAATGGCGTGCGTGCTGATGAGCGGCAGGGTGCGCTGTTCTCAGACGTCTCCTGAAGGAGGGCAAGAGCATGGACCTTGTAGAGACGCTGCGGAAAGCGATTTGCTGCCAGGGCAAGCGATGCCATGTCGAGGTGGTGAAAGAGCGGGAGGGCGGCAAGTACCTGACGGACCTGCCGTGCTATGCGCTGGGCCCGGACGTGGGCGACTCCCTGCGTGCTGTTCTGTCGGCGATCGAGGCCGCAGGCTACGCGGTTGTACCGATGAAGCCGACCTTGGAGATGGTGGCGGCCATTCCGGATGGCGGGGACATTTACAAGATTTGGGCAGCCATGCTGGCCGCGCGCCCCAAGGTGACCGGGCCGTGAGTTCCGTGGGCGTGACCCTTTTGGAGTGGGGTGGGTTCCTGATCCTTTTTTGGCGGTTGGCTGCTGTTTCTGTCGGTGATCCTCTATTCCTTGGGGCGCTGGTTGTTGGCGGCCTGCGGAAGGAGGCGCTGATATGACCGACGAGCCGCTGATCTTTATCGACGAGCTTGCTTGGATCGAAGAGCCGGTTCTTCGGAAGGCGGCGGCGCGGGCGGTGGTCTGCGGGTGGTCCGCTGTTGGACTTAATGCCTTTGAGCGCGTCCTTACCCGCGAGCAGGCGCTAGCAATCTACGGGCCGGAGGTGTTCCTAAACGTGGCGCCGGTCGAGCCTGTGGAGCCCCGGTGGCTGGGGATTGAGCGCAACTTGCCGCGCGATCTGCCTGATCCGCCTCCTCTCCGTAACCGCAAGGAGCGCCGCCGCTGGGCCGCGAAGCATCGGGTATGAGCAAAAGCGGACGCATCTGGATAGATAGCTTCACGTCCTTGGACGATCTGAAGCCGGCTCAGGTGAATAATCCTGACCTGCTTTTGCATGCGCTCAAGATGGCCAAGAGGGTATCGACGTTTGAGCTCAGCGAGCGGCCCAGCCTGTGCAATGCCATTGAGGCGCTGAAAAAGCGCGGCCTGGTGCAGTTCGATCAAAGCCTCGGATACCCTTGGATTGGCTTCATATTTCCAGAGCCTTCCCCGTGATTCACGCTCTGCCCTGTGCGCCGGCGCAAAATCAGTGGCAGCGCGGCGGGAGTCGTGGCAATATCCGGGGGTGCGGACAGCAGGTAGCTCCTGTTTCCGCCGTCTGCTCTTTGGTCCCTAGCCCAAAGCGCGGGCGGATTACGCACCCACTTTTTGCTAGGGTCTCCATTGTCAAATTCCGCCCTAACTTGGGCCTTCAAACAGAACTCCATCCCAGCCTCCGCCAGGTTTGTCTTGGTCGCGCTCGCTAACTGCGCCAACGACAAGAAAGGCGGCGACACCTACCCGTCCGTGCGGCAGTTGCATGAGATGACGGGGCTTGATCGCAAAACCATCCTGTCGGCAATTCAAGCATTGGTGGCGAAGGGGTTTCTGCGGGACACGGGCCGGCGGAAGGGTCGCACCAAGCAGGTCAAAGTTTTCCACATAACAGTCCCCAAATCGGGATCGTTAAACGGTACCGCGAACGGGACTCTTTCCGGCCAAACGGTACCAATTCTCCCGCCTAAGAGTCCCGTTTTTCCCTCGAAAGGGTCCCAAAAACGGGACACGGAAACCTTAGGAACCATAATTGAACCTTCTGAGGATTTGCCAACAAGGCTCAAGAGCATGATCGCCAGTTTCGAGAAAGTGGGGAACACGGCGAAGGCTGATCGGTATCGCAAGGAATTGGAAGCACTTGCTAAGGTGGCCGCATGAAAGACAAGGCCGATCAATTTAACAGGGTTGTGAGCGCCACTCCGCAGAATCAAACTGCTGCGCGCGTCATGTCGAAGGGTGTGCATTACGAGCCGACCATGGCTCCGGCGCCCCATCATGTCTCGACCGATGTGCCGCTGCCTATGAGGGATATCAGGTCGACTGCACCAGAGACCCAAGTTCTGGCGAGAGCACTTGTTGGGAAAATATTTGGGCGGCTGACCGTAAAGGGGCTGGCTGTGGGCAAATCGCGCTGGGTGGTTCGTTGCTCTTGCGGTCAATGGGAGCACAGGAGAGCCAAAGCCCTTCAGCAAGGAGAGGTTGCGCGCCTCATGTGTCGCCGCTGCGACAAGGTGAAGGAATACGCGCGGATGTACCGGGAAGAAGGCGGAAAATCTGTTGAGGATTTCTTCGCCAAGCAATTGAGCAAGGGAGGCGGAAATGGTTGATCTATCGAAGCTGGAATCCGGTGGCGTGTCGGCTCCTGTGGATCCGGCGTCTCCGCTGATGGTGGCGTGGGAGCAATTCAAGCAGTCCGAAAGCTACGCCAATTCTAAGAAGTGGGCCGCTTTCCCGGAGCATGTCGACGGTTCGCTGTGGGCGCTGTTCGAGATCGGCTGGCGGTGCGGCGCTGCTGAGGAGCGCAATCGCTGCGCCGGTATCTTGGAGAAGGCGCGGCAGGGCGAGATCGACACCGACTTACGAGCGATCAAAGCTCACATTCAAAATCCGGAGTGAGTCGTGGACATCATCGTAGACATCGACGGCACGCTGGCGGATTGCACGCACCGGCTTCACTTCATCACGCCGCCGCAAACTGGCAGCGATCGAGATGAGGATCGGGAGGTGGCGCGGACCTTCAAGAAGGACTGGGATTCGTTCTTCGCAGCGTGCGGTGGTGATGCGCCGATCCTGCCGGTGGTGAATCTGATCGAGGCGCTGGCATTGGCAGATCATCAGTTGATCTTCTGCACTGGGCGCCCTGAGCGCACTAGGGACGCCACGAGGATCTGGGTGAATGTCCATCTGCCGATGGTCTCAGCGTCGCGTCTCTACATGCGGCCCGACGATCTGCATGCGGACGATGATACGCTCAAGCGCAAGATTCTGGAGCAAATCCGGGCCGACGGGTTCAACCCCGTGATGGCGATCGAGGATCGTAAGCGCGTGGTCGATATGTGGCGCAGCGAAGGACTGATCTGCCTGCAATGCGCTGATGGCGACTTCTGACGGCGAAGGCCGCGAGCAACTAGGGAGGGTGGGGCGGGTGACGGACAAGGAAATTGAAAGCCGCCAAGATATTCCGGGCTGGGCGGCATGGCCGGTACTGGCGGCAGGGGTGATTTGCACGGGGCTTGGCGTGGCTTTGATATGGCTGCCGCTCTGGTATTTGGGGGGCGCCTTGATCGGCGGTGGGTGCGCAGGGATTGCAATGCGTCGAATGATCCGCGGGCTTTATGCTGATCGGAAGGAAACCATGCAATGACCGGCTATCACGCGAGGCAGACGCAGGCGAGGATCAAGCGGGTGAAGGCAGAGCCGTCCCCGAAGCGGCGCTACCGGGCCCCGCTGGGCGAGTGCGAGACCTGCGACAAGAACGGCGCCGCGGTGAGCAACACGCCGTTCCACGATGCGTCGGCCCGCTGTGAAAGCGGGAAGCGGAACCACTGCACTTGCGAGGTCTGCTACTGATGGGCTCGATATTTCAACCGGATGACCCGCCGCCGCATGACGGCTGGATGCCGATGACGATGGCGAAGACCTACCCGCCACCTACCGGCGAGCCAGTCGAAATTCGCTACCAGGACGGCACCGAGGAAATCGGCCGCTGGGAATTGGAGCGCTATTGTATGCTTGGCGCTCCGCAAGGTTCATGCGGCGCCGGCTGGGTATCTGTCGAGGCCGGTAATCTTCCGGTCCAAGACGTTACGCACTGGCGTCATATCGAGGCGAGGGCTTAATGGCCAAGGCAAAGACCGCCGTGCAGCCGGCGCTATCGTTAAGTCGGTCATTCGGTCCTGGGATCATCAAGGGTTACACTGGCCGCAATACGACTTGGCAAGAGAAGGTCGAGTATTGGACGATGCCCGAGCCGAACAGCGGGTGTCTGCTGTGGCTGGGATCTGTCGATGCGCAGGGCTATCCGAGAATATTTGAAAAAGGCCGGCTGAAGAGGGCCAATCGGTTCATCTGGATTAAGAAGCACGGCCCCATCCCGGCCAACAAACAAGTGCTTCATAAATGCGATGTCACTTGCTGCGTGAACGACCTGCATTTTCGCCTCGGCACGCATCAGGACAACGTCGATGATAAAATGGCGAAGGGGCGTCATCGGTCTCCTTTTGGGAATGGCCACGCCAATACAGTAATTCCCGATGAGGCGATCCCGGGTATCCGCAGCGATCAGCGCAAGCTGTGGGATATTGCCGACGAGTATGGGGTCACGGCAGCGTTAATCTCCGGCATTAAGAAACGCAAATTCAGGCGGCATATTCAATGAAAGCTGTTCAGCCTGCGTTGTTCAGCGATGGCGAGCTTGCGGACGCGCCGTCGGCCCCGGTTCAGTCCTGTTACGACCTGTGGAATCGCTTTGCCAAAAAGAACGGGTGGCAAGAGGCCAAGGTTCTCGACACTGGCCGGCGCTCGGCGCTCAAGCGGGCGGTGAAGGACTACGGCGGGGTGCCGGGGTTTCAGGCGATGCTTGAAAAGATCGAGCGCAGCGACTTCTGCATGGGTCGCGTCTCGCCCCGCGATGGGCACAAGCAATTCAAGGCGAACCTAGACTGGTTCACTCGGCCGGCGACGGTGCGGAAGGTGATCGAGGACTTTTACAATGGCGGGGAGCCTGTGGCTGTGGCGGGCTCGAGTTCGCCGGCGCCGGTGCGCTCGCAGGACTGGCGCGGGCGTCTGGATAGGTATCGCCGCGGCGGCTGGTGGCACAAGGAGACCGAGGGCAACAGGCCGGAGGATCCCGGGCCGCACTTGGCGCCGGCTGAAATGATCGCAGCATGGCGGGCAAAGCACGGGATCGTGGAGCGGGCCCAGCCTGGGCAGGAAACTCGGGAGACCCGGCTGGCATCGTCTATAGCCTCGTACAGGCGCCTTGGGCAGTATGACCGGGCAAACGCTATTGAGGAGCAACTGGCTGCGCTGGAGAATAGGCCGCCTGTCCTGGTGCCGGCGCCGGACGCCGCTCATATCGGGATGCCGCCACGGGCAGAAAAACCGGCCCAGCGGCGCGATAATTCCGGGCACAATGGACCGCCTGGGCCGATCACAGACGTTCCCGAGGATCCGGGCTGGGACATGGTGCCGGAAGGCGACGAATCGCAGGCTGAGGCATGACCGCGCGGGATAAGCTAGAGGCCCTGTATAGGCGTATCCCGGCCGTTGATTGCATTCCTGGCTGCACAGACTGCTGTGGTGCCGGCATCCCTGTGCTGTCAGGGCTGGAGGCGCCGGCAATGGGGCCGATTCCGATGGTGGCGCTGGGTGACGGCTTCTCTCTCCAGATGTCGCCAACGTGTCCGCATTCGGCCAAGGGCAACTGCGGCATCCACGAAAAGCGGCCGTTTATTTGCCGGCTGTTCGGATCGTTGGCGCGGGCTACGCCGGACAAGCCCGAGGTCCGCATGATCTGTCCGCATGGGCGGACGCCAAAGAAGCCGCTTAGTCAGAAGGAAGCCGCACGGTTGACCGCTGAGTATTTCGAACTCGCCCGCAAGGGGTGACCGTGGCGCCCGGTCGGCGCTCTCTTGCCAGCAAAGGACTTTGTTAGGACCAAGGGGTATGGGGCGAGGGTCGCGAGCTCTCGCCCCTTTTCTTTGCCGGCGGACGCGCGCATAATCGGGGCACACCGCTAGCAAGTCAGAGGGCTCGCCATGTAGGTTCCCCAAGCGTAGAGAGTTCTAATAGAAAGCCCCGCTGCCATTTCTGGCGCGGGGCTTTTGCTTTGCCGGCTTACAGTGTGCCGCCGGCTAGACCGGCTCCACGATGAACGAGCAGCCGAAGGGCCGGCCGGGGTCGATCTCAAGCTCGCGCTGGATCCGGTCGGCCAGTTCGTCAAGGAACGGGGTCACGGCCTGGGCGGAGAAAGCCGGGTGATAGAGGCGGAGCAGTTCGCCGGCACGGCTGGCGGCGGTCTCGCAGTCCTTGATGCTCGGCCAGTCCTCGGCACTGAGATTGAAGGCGAAGGGGCCAAGCTGCACGCGCCTGGGGACGGATCGCAGGACGTTGATGGGGTTGGCGTCGGTCATTGGCTGGGCTCCTAGTGAAAGTCGACGCAGCCGCCATCGGCGGCCATTTCAAACGCGGTGCGCCATTCCTGGTACAGTTTGGCGTCGTAGCCGGCGGTCCCGGCCTTGTCGGCGTGATCTGCGAAGTCCTTGGCCAGCTTGGCGCACGCTGTCGTGCCAATGACGCCTTCGTTGTCGGCGAAGTTGATAAGTTCGGCAAAGGGGCCTTGCAGGTTGTCCTCCCATACGGCGGCGGCGGATGGGTAGCCGGCGAGCCGTGCCAGCCAGTCGCGCCATGCGTTGTATCCACCGTAAGAGCCAGCGCGGAAGCCGAAGCTATCGCTGGCCGAATAGATGCCGCCCTGGATGGGATCGGCGCGGCCGGGGAAGTTGTCGTTGGTCCATTTGACGGTGGCGGGCTGGATCCAGACGTGCCGCTTCCAATCGACGGGGCTCCCGTCCTCTTCCTTGGCGGCGTTCGGTTCGATCTTCAGTTGTTTGTAGGCGGTGATATCGAGTCCCATGCTACGTCTCCTTGATGATGCGGGGTTGCTCCCACAAGCTGCGCTGGATGGCGGCCTTGCGTTCCTGCTCGGTCTCGCCGGTGAATAGGGCTTAGCCCGCCTCCGTCGCCTGGACAGAGTTAAGCAGGGCGACCATACGGAGTGCTAGCGCGTCGGCCTCGCCTGCGGTGAGATTGTAGCCGCTTTGGTGCGCGCCGAGTCGCGGGTAGCGGGAGATGGTTAGGAGCGGCTCGCCGTCCTTGGCTATCAGCCTGCCGGGCTCTAATGTCCATACGGTCACGGGCTGACTCCTTCGCCATCGGGATTGACTACGGCATAGCGCAGGGATTCGGCCGGGTGAGGGGCGCACCTGTCTAGCTGCACCTCGTCCCAATCGTAGAACTCGGAGTCGTTGCCGTCGAAATACTGCTCGATGGCTTCGTCGTCATCATCGGGGGCCGGTGTGTCGCTGTCGATCTCGTGCCACCATTCGCGCGCCCAATTCGCCAAGTAGGCCGTGGCGTTCTCCTTGGTGCTGAAAACTTCGGTCCCGCTGCCGTGGCGGTGCGTGATATGAACGGCAATTACAGTCTGTGTCATTGTGCGATCTCCCTAAAACCGGCCCGACGGCCCAGCGGGACCGGCGCCGACGGTGAAGCCGGAAGCGTTCGCCTCGGGGTCGAGCCTCGGGGCGAGCGGCGGCGGGTTGAAGTCGAACCAGACCACGGCCAGCGAGTCGGAACAGTAGATCGCCAGCGCGGCCAGGATCGTGAGCGCAAGGCGCGGGCTTATGTCGAGGGTCTTGGTCATTGTTACCACCTGCTCTGAGTGCGCGAGTCATTCCAGACTCGCAGGATGATCGTATTGGTTTGGGTGCCCACGCTGGCGAAGCTGCCGGCGGGGAGGTCGCGCCACCATGCGCCCATCTTTTCCATGAGCGCGCGGAAGGCGATCGACTTACGGGTTTCCCGGAATTCCGTACCGGCCGACATGATCGCCACAAGGCAGCCGTCGGGCTTCAGGAACTTCAGCGCGTGCATAACGTGGTCGATGTCGCGTTCCCGGTCGAAAGGCGGGTTCATCACGACTCGGTCGTAAAGGCGGTCCGGGTTCGGCTGCATCGTGAGGAAGTCAGCCGGCCAAACGTGCCGGTATTTGCCTCTGGCGCCCAACGCCTCTGCCAGTGCCGGCTGGATCTCCACACAATCGACAATCGCGCCCGTGGCCTGGGCGAGCTTGGCAAGGTTTCCGGTGCCTGCGCTGGGCTCTAGGACGGTGTAAGGCGGCTTGCCTTCGTCCTGCCGATAGAGCGGCACATGCTCAAACATGCTTTGCGCTGCCGCGTCGGGCGTGGGAAAGAAGCCATAGTTTTTGGCGAGGCTGGTCTTGGGTGTGCTGAGTCCGCCGTCGTCCTCGGGCGTCTCATGGTCCGGGATCGGAGCGCCGTAGTATTCCCCCAGTAGCAGATTGACCTTCTCCACCAAATCCTTGCGCTTGAACCAGACATGTGCGTTGCCGTTCTGGAAGCATCGGACTTTGAAATAGTCCGAGTCATGCTCGGTGGCGCGCGGGCGCTGGTGGCGGGTGCGATCCACGATGCCGACAATGCCGCCGATCATGTTCGGGTTGTCGCGGCCGTCCAGCACGTTAAACACGCGGTCAATATCGTGCAGCGTGTCGCGCTGGTTGCCGTTGTAGGACCATCCGCCATATTCGTTAAAGGCGTTGGTGAGAATGACGCGGCTCCCGATCTTCCAGCCGTCGTGACTGCGAAAGCGGCGGTCCAGTGCCATAAAGCAATTGGCAATGCCGCGCTTAAAGATGTGGTCCGCGTCGCCGGCGAAGGTCTGCAACGTGGCGAAGATGTTTTCCTCGGTCGCCTCCGGTACGTTGTCCATCAGGCTTTGACGCAATTGGTCCTTGGCCTTCTTGTCCATCAGCTTTTCGAGGTCGGTGAGTTCCACGATGACCGACCACATGCGGCGGTCGATCACCTTGCGCGCCGTCTCCGTGAATTCCTTTGAGGCCGGGAGGTCGAGGCTTTTCAGGAAATGCCGCTCCTCCTCGCGTGTGAGGTTCATATAGCTGTCTTCCCTGGCGCGCTGGTCGATCTGCGCGTGGGCCAGCTTCGCCTCGGTGAGGGCGCCGGCTGCCGCGGTGAGGGCGACATAGGCGCGGCCGAATAGGTCGATGGCCTTTTGCCGGCGTGCCACCATATCGCGGACGGTGGCGCGCGGGATGACGTGGCCGGAGGTCTGCGGCTCGGTCTGGGCGTTCGCGTCGAAGTCGAAGGCGAGGCTATCCATTGTCACGACTCCGGCCTAGTGGACGTTGGCCAGCACAAACGCGGCCTTGTTCAGTTCGTTGTCGATCTGGACAGGCTCAAGGGTGCCGGTGCGGGTCTGGGCGAGTGCGCGGTGCGCGTTGCCCAGCGCAGCCCGGAGGAACGCGATCTGCTCACGCAACTCGAAAACCTGCTGCTGCGGGTCTTGCGCGTCGCGCGGAAGGGCTAGGTGGTGGTGATCCCACAAGCTGCGGTCGTTGGCGCACTGCTCGGCCGCTTCCATGTTGGGCAGGAGGGCCACGGCGCCGACGTAGGTTTCCCCGCCGTCGTCGTAATCGTCCTGCAAATCGTAATCGCAATCCTCGTGGGCCTTGGTGATGGCTGAGGGCAAATCGCTGGCCATCACGGCGACGTCGCAATATGCGATCTTGCTCGCCCATTCGAGGCGGACAACGTAGGCGCGTTCCTTCGGTTCCCTGCGCTTTGCCTCGCGGGCGTTCTCCCGGTCGTTGGCTGCTCGGCTCCTCACGATTGCACCTGGGCGGTTGCATCGGTGAAAGCGGCGCGGGCTTCTTTGATGGCATCGGCCGACCAAGACCAACGGCGCGCGAGTTCTTCGACGGTAAAGCCGTTGTTAACGAGCCCATCGAGCGCAGCCAGTAGAGCGGCGTTCTGTTCGGCCAGCCACACAATGCGGTCGCGGGCCATCGTGCAAACCGCCTCATGGTCAATCTGGTCGCGGTAGAGCATCCGCACCTTGCCGGCGATTTGCGCGTCGGTGAATTGGTCGCCACAAAGCGGGACTCGTTGCCCGTTGATCGTTGCCATTCGCATTGTGATCTCCTGTTGTGATGGTTCCGGCGTGTGCGCTACCGGTCGCGCTTTCTGGCATTCGGTGGAGGCGGACCGGACCGGTCACGCCTCGGGGGAATGTCAGGGGATGGAGCTAGCGAAGGCGAGCGCGGCGCGTTGCAGCCGCTTGGGCAATTCGTGAAACTGGATAACGTCGCCGGCCTTGCGGCAATTCCAGCGGCGCGGATTGAGAAGATAGGCGGCGAGGTATTCTTTGCCGCGCGAATACATGGTGAGGTCGCCCGCTTTCCCGGTGATCTGCGCGACCACGATAGGCTGCATGGTGAGAACGATAGGGGTCATGCCGACACCGTGGGGCTTTCTTCGATCTGCTTTTTGAGGGCGCGGGCGTTCTGGGCGCCTTCCCGGTAATAGCGGGCGAGGGTGGCGCTGGCGCCTTTCGCCTCTTCCATCCAGCGCGTCGCCACGATGCCCAAGGCGCACGCGGCTAGCTCTGCCTGATCCTTGTCGAGTGTCATGGTAAAATCTCCCTGGTGAATTGGTCCGGCTCGTGGGCGCTGCCGGTTGCGCCGGGACTTACAGTGTGCCGCCAGCTAGGCGGGGTCGATGTGGTGGATTGTCGCAGGCTCGGGGCGGGTCTCGGGCGGCTTGATGCCTGCGGCCTCGGCTTGGTCGATGGCGGCCTCTGTAGCGGCGCGGGCTTCGTCGTCCAGCGCGGTCCAGTTGTCGTTTCCACTGAAAGCGCGGTGACACGAATGCAGGGCAGTCAGAGCGGCGAGCATGGCGCGGGCGGCGGCGATCTGGTCGGTTTCCTTCTTCCACTGCGCGTGCATCGCTGCGCTATTGGCGAGCGCGCCGCACTCCGGGCATTCGCCGGCGGCCATTGGATCGCCTTCGCTCATGCGCTCGTGAATGTCGCGGATGATGTTGGTATCCTCCAGCCGGCCACGCCATGTGCAATCGCCGCAGTCGCACCGCTCGTGGTCGGGCAGCGCGCGCCATGTCGATTCGTCCAGTCCGTGTGCGTAGATATGCGGCGTTCCTGATGTGCTCATGTTCCCTGTCTCCCTGTTGGTGGGTAGCGATAGTCGCCTTGGGTGTAGTCGGGCGTGTGGTAGAGAATCCAAAGCGCAAACAAAACGCGCTCCGCTTCCGCGAGGTCGTCGGTCGTGTGTTCGTCCGACTCAATGGGGACGGAGTAGCGGCCGAATTCCGCTCCCTCGCCCTGGTCGGCAATGAATCCTCCGTCGTAAGCGTAGCCGATTTGCCTACCGTCGAAGCAATCGCCCATGCCCGCGACAACAAGGTCCGCCGCCCAAACGCGAGTCGTCTGCCAGCGGGCAAATCCTTCGGGGTTGATCGTGGTGGCGTTGGCTTGGTCGAGCATCGTCATGGTCTGGTTCTCCTGACTCCTAAAGCCCGCGCCGGGTTCCAAGCCGGGCGGGCTGCTAGGGGTGAAGGGGGAAGGGATTAGCTGGCGCCGGTGGTGGCGAGGATCGCGCGGGCGTCGGCCGCGTGGCGCTCGGAAAGGTTGGAGATGAGCGGGTTAAAGTGCATCCGCGCGACCTGCTCCATGTGGCCGATACGGTAGACCTGGGCCAGCATGGGATTCGCGGGTTCGTAGGGGTTGCCGGTGTGGCGATCCTTGCCAGCCTTCGCGGCCTGCTCGCCCTGGTCGTAGGCTTTCCCCACGAGTCGGCTGATGGTCTGTTGCAATTCCTGCTTGCGTGTCATTGGCGGTGTCTCCTGATCTGCGGGCTTACAGTGTGCCGCTCGTTAGATGGTGCGATCTTCTGCCGATCTTGGGCGCCGGTCCCTGCGCGAATTGTCGCAGGGGCTTAGAATGTGCGGGTTGTTAGGTATTTGGCGGCGGTTTTAAGGTGCTGCGGGTTGTCTTTGAAAAGTCCAGGCGCGACGTTGCACGGGTGACATAGGAGACCCCGGACTCGGTTGGTCTGGTGGCAGTGATCGACGCATAATGCCCGGCGCCGTGTGTGTCCTGGTGCTGGGCGTGCTTCGGGTAGGTCTTTGCAAATAGCGCAAGCGCCTTTTTGCTTGGCCAGTAGGGCGGCATATTCGGCTGGCGTGATGAGTCCGCCTATCAATCGACTCTGGCTGCGGTTGGCGTTGATGCGGTCACGATTGCGGGCGCGATAGGCGCGGGCTGCCGCAAGGTGTCGCGCGTTGTATTCGGGGTCTGCGCGGCGGCGCTCTAGCTCTTTGCTGGTGATGTGCTCGCGGTTGGCTTTGGTGTAGCCCGGCATATAGTCGGGGTTCTGTTCACGCCAGCGGCGCGCGGCTTCTCGGTTGCGTTCGGGATTGGCGCGGCGCGCGGCGCGGTTCTGCTCGCGTCGGCACGCTTTGCATTTTCGTCTAAATGTGCCGGCGCTTCCCATTTCCCAAAACTCTCCGGTGCGGGGCTTTGTAACCCCGCACGCTTTGCATTCCATCGTTTCAGTGGTGGTGTTTGTGGTCATGCGTTCCCCATGTCTTTCCGCCATCATGGGAATGTAACCCGCTCGCCACTACTTGCCTATTGACGCTGCGCCCTAACAGGGCTTCTGCGGCTGCAATCTTCGCCTTGGCCAGCGGGGAGCCCGTGGCCATGAGTCGGCGGTACATGCAAGCGTCCGTCACGTTGTTCCGGTCCTGCTCGGTGAGGCCGTCAAAGGCGATGGCGCCTTGCGGGCTGAGTTTCACGCGGATCGAGCCATTGACGAGTCCGGCTGTGACCTTGGCCACGGCGCGGGTGATCTCCTCCTTGCGCTGGGTGATGGTCTGGCCGGTCTTTAGCTTGGTATCGCAGGGCATGGGCTTAGCCTTCCTGGGTGAAGTGGTGCGGCATGATCTCGGCAACGTCTGTCCGCTGGCAGGCCAGCGCAAAGGCGCGGTCCCATCCCATGCGATAGCTCGCGCGGTCGTGACCTTCGAAGGCAAAGGCGCGGTCCATGTTGTTCGCTCGGCAGTCCTGGGCGCCTTGGGTGAGTGGGTCGGGGTGTGTCATGGTCTCGGCTCCTGTGGTGTCCAGCGATCTTGGCTGGCCAAAGGCGGCGGGGTGTAACCCGTCGCCAGTGGTCAATCTCGACTAGATCAATTCAAGCTGCGGGATGGTGGCGGCCGGTGCCGCTGCGAGGCGTTCCGGCTCGTCGTCCATGTCGAGGTCGATTCGCGGGTTGGTCGGATCGGGGCGAAGCTCGGTCGGCTCCTCGGTCAAGTCGAGGGCGCGGCCGGTCACGATGGGAGCGGCCACGGGCGCCGCGTCGGTGAGGTCGAGAAAGGCGGTCCGCGACTCGGTGATGGCGCGGATGGCACGCGAGTCGATTTCGATGGCGGCGGCCTCGCCAGCCTTCACGATCTGCCGGGCGGCGCTGCGGGCCGTGGCGATCGCGCGTTCAAGGCGCTCGGATGCGGCGGGGGTAATCATGCTGCCGAGTGCCTTTGCCTTGGTGGCGGCCTCGCGGATCGCGTCAACGTCCAGCGAGCGGACGCCGGACTCCATCCGGTTGAGGAGGTCGGTCACTTCGGAATTGATCGCGCGCATTGCCTCCACATCATCGGCGGCGATGCGGCCTGCGATGACGTACACCTGCACGCGGGTGAGGCTGGCCGTAGCGTTGAACGTGTCCGCGAGTGCCTGGGCTTCGGTGATGGCGGCGGCGAGTTTGTCGCCTTGGTCCTGGGGGCAGAGCAGGCCGAACGATGACGCCGCACAGAGCGAAGTGATGAGGCTGCGCGCCTTGCCTCTGACCTTGGTGGCGGCCTCGAATTCCGCCGGGTCGTTGATCGTTTTTTCCGTCTCCCACGATGCCTTGACCTTGCCGTCCGTGGTCTCGTGGGCGGTCTGAAGGTCGCGCTTGTAGTATTCGACGTTGCCCACGACTCGAGTGCTGAGCGACACGAGGAGTCCGGGGCGGATGGTGCTAACTCGCATGATGTTGTCCCTTCTGTTGTCCAGCCTGTATTTGCTGGGGAAAGGCGGCCGGTTGCCCGGTCGCCAGTCCTCAATATCTACAGATCAAGTTGGCGGGCTGCGCTGCGACCGGATGCCGCGTCGCTGGTGGTAGCTGAGCGGGCGCGGCCGACTGCCCATTGCCGAAGCTTGGTGATTTTCTCGGCGGCGGTCTTGGCGAGCGGCGTGACCGTCGCGGCCGCTGCCATTAGGTCGGCCGTGGTGATGGCTCGGCCGTTGTCGGCAAAGCCTGCATAGAGTGCATCGGGAACGAGGGCGGCAACTTCGCTGCCCGTGAATTCCTCACACTTGGCGGCGATGGCTCCAAGGTCGATGCCTGCGACCGTGCGGCCGTGGCTCTTGAGGGCGGCGGCCATGATTTCCGTGCGCTCGGCGTAGGTGGGGAGGTCGATCCAGAACACTTCATCAAAGCGGCCTTTCCGCAGTAGCTCGGGCGGGAGGCTGCTAACGTCGTTGGCGGTGGCGATGACAAAAGCGCCTTCCTGCTCCTGCATCCATGACAGAAGCGTGCCGAGGGCGTCGGACGATACGCCACCGTCCGCGCCTCCCTGGGTGGCTCCTGCGAGTGCCTTTTCGATCTCGTCAACCCAAAGCACGCAACGGCCGAGGGCTTTGACGACACTGAACGCGCGGCGGAGATTGCCTTCGCTCTCTCCGACAAACTTCGATTTGAGCGCGCCGAGGTCGAGCCGCAGAAGGGGAATTCCCCAAGCCGTTGCGATGGCTTTCGCGGTAAGGCTTTTACCGCAGCCGGGGATGCCTACCAGAAGTGCGCCTTTGGGGGCGGGCAGCCCATACTCGCGGGCGGCGGGGGAATAGGCGTTTTTGCGGCTAGCTAGCCATGCCTTGAGTTGATCCAAGCCCCCGACTGCATCCAAGCCGCCGGGGATGGGGTCATGCCATTCCAGCACTCGCTCCCTGGCGATAACGCGCTTTTTCTCCTTGGCCACGGTGGCGGGCTCAATGCGGCGTAGCTGCACCAGGGAGCGGGCGTAGCAAGCGGCGGCCTCTTCACCTGACAGTCCCACGGCCGCATCAATGGCGGCGTCCCTGGTGCCATTGGGGGCGGCGGTGGCTTTCATGTCGTCCGGCAGGCCAGCGATAGCGGCGTCCAGAATGGCGGCGATTTCCTCGCGGTCGGGCATTGCCCATTCGATGACCGTGGCATGACCGGACAATTCCGGGGGAATGTCGGCCGTGGGTGAGAGGATAATTACCGCTTGGGCGCTCTCCCTGGGAGCGGATGGCAGGGTGCGCGCCAGATTGCGAAGCTGGCGGCAAGTCGCGGCCCCTGTGATGCCGGAAAGCCAAACGGGGAGGTCACGCATAATCCAGACTCCGCGTTCGCCCCGCTGGGCCTGGGAGCGTTCGGCAATCGCTCGCAGCGTGTCGGCCGGATCGGCGGAACCGATAGGCTGAACGGTTCCGGCGAGGTCCGTGACTCCCTGGGCAACGTCCCAAGCTCGGGCGATGTAGCCTGCGCTCGCGGCCGCTTCGAAGATGTGCGACTCGGCGCGGGCCTCTTCCCTGGATACGATCCAGAGCAACGGATTACGGGCGCGCAATAGCGCCGCGATGTCGGCTGCTATCTCTTGGCTCTTTGTCATTTGGTGATGCTCCATAGCGGTTGCGGCCCGGAGGTTTTCCGGGTGTCCGGTCCATCGCACGTTGTTTAATGCTCCGACATGTGGCACGATGACGCAGGCCAAAAGAGCCAATGAAATCAACGTCAATGCGGCATACGGTCACACCATGAAACGTCGCGCGTTCCTTCAATCGGTCGCCCTGGTGCCGATAGCTGCGGCCATCCCTGCGGCTGCGGTGGCTGAGATCGCGCCCGCTATCGTCGGCCCGACCCCTGAGGCGTGGGTAGCTGCGTACAATGCAGCCTGTCGCCAAGCATTGCAGGATATCGCCTTGTACGGCCGCTCGGCGTTGTGCCTGCCTGAGGGCGGCTTGCCCTATGTGGTCGATCCTCTGTCGCTGATGCGTGGGGAGCCCGCATAAACGGCGCTAGCTCGGCTCAATCCGGCCACTACCACCGGGCGAACATCTAACCCCGCTAGACGCGCCCTGCCCCGTTCCGCTATCCTCCCCACATGGGCGGCAAATCCAAAGCCAGACAGATAGTCGAGGAAGAGTTGAGAGACGCGGCCCGCGTCGCACTCGGAACCGTCCAAAGCCGTTACTTCAAGGCATTCGACCGCCGAGCCAACGGATATGCCCTGCTAGGTCACACAAATGAAGAGATTGCAGAGCTTCTAGGCGTTGAACGAAACGTCTTTGCCAAGTGGATGGTTGAACACCCTTCCCTGGCGCTGGCCGTCCAAAAAGCCCGCGTGGATGCACCTGTGGCCGTCGTTCGCGCCTTGCACTCGGCCGCGCGTGGCTTCAAGCACCGGGAGACCAAGCTAAACGTAGTCGATGGGCGGGTCATAAAGACTGATATTACAAGGCGTTACGCGCCAAACGTGACAGCGGCGCAGTTCATCCTGGGTAACAGAGTCAGTCAGCACTGGAAGGACACAAAGACCGTCGAGCACTCCGGCCGGATCGACCTAGCGTCGCTGGTGGCAGGCAGCATGGGCGACGATGCCAAGGTGATAGAAGGCAAGGCTACGACACCGGAGGACGACGCCTAAACCTACTAGCTATTGTGTCCGGTCGCTGGGAAAGCGATTGTTACAGAGTGCAACAAGGCTAAGCCGCTGATATGCCAAGCATAATCAGGATGCACGTCATAATGTATATTATGGGAAATCACCTTTAGTGACCATGCGGCGCCGTCGGCCAGGGCGCGGATAGTGGAAAGAACGCGGCCTGTATATCGACTTGGGGGGAGCCGTCGGCCCCCTCACCGGGCCACTACAGCGAGGTCTCCCAGTCCTTGTGTAAAAATTTCTGCAAAATAATACCGATGTGTTTCGGCCTCCCATATTGACCATATGTCTCAGCTAGGCATATGTTCGATATATGGCACTGACACATCAGATCGCATATTCGAAGAAGCTGAAGAAGGCGAAGGCCTCGCAAGAGGGTGACGTCATCGTCCAGGATCGGCCCAAGGTTGGGGCTACCGGGAAAACGCGAACGGCTTCGCCGTTACCTACACCTGAGCCGGCACCGGCGGGAAAGGGTCCGCCGAAGAAGCCGCCGGCAGAGGTTGCGGCTGCGGGGCCGGAGACGCCGGACGGGTCGAAGTTGGCGCCGCCCTTCCTTACGCAGGTCGACTTCGACACGCTGGCGTGGCTCGAGGAGCGGCGGAAGGCACTGGGGCTGCGGTCGCGGGCGGAAGTGATCCGGGCGACGCTGACCAAGGCGAGGACCGGGAAATGACGCCAGAGACGATTGCTCGCTATTGGGCGAAGATCGTCCGCGGTCGGCCTGATGAATGCTGGATGTGGGCGGGGTGCGCGCAGCCATCCGGAGGCGCCAAAGTATTCCATGGCCGCTTCACTGTGGATGGGCGTCCGGTCTATGCCCATCGGGCTGGTTATGAATTGGCTACCGGCCGTTCTATTCCCGCCGGCATGATCGTTCGCCATTCTTGCGATCAAGGTCTCTGCCAAAATCCGAAGCATCTGTTGCTCGGGACGCATGCTCAGAACACAGACGACATGATGCGTCGGGGGCGCCATCGCGCCTTGCGAGGCAGTCAGGTAACTCGGGCGCAATTGGCTGAGTGGCAGGTTGCCGAAATCAAGGGACTCTTGCGCCGCCCCATCCGGCGAACGGCCATCGCAAGGCGATTTGGGGTAACCCTGGATGTGATCGGCAATATCGCTCGTGGCGAGACGTGGCGCCATGTTGATCCGGTTGAGATCGAATTCGCTGCGGCGAATGGGGGAGCCAGATGAACGACCACCACGATATCGCCGGCGAGGAATGCTTCGCGGACCGGGTCTACCAGGATATGTCGAACACGCTTCTGGAGATCGTCCAAGGGGCGCCGGACCGGGAAGTGCCTTCGGCCTGCGTGATCGAGGGCATTGCGGCCCTGGCGGCTGCGGTCGCCGTCCGGATCGAGGACTTGGAGCAGCGCAACGACAGTATCGGGGACGCGATCTGCACCCTGCTCATGCACAGCAATTGTGACGCGGGTGTCGTTATGGCCAACGTCCGGGAGCTTCTTGAAGACGAACTCCAGCCGGCAGGTCACGCATGAGCGAGTCCCTGATATTCGCGCAGCAGGCGGCGCTTACGCTGGCCTGGATCGCCTTCATCTGCTCGCTGCTGTCGGTGGCCGGGATGATCTTTGCCGGCAGTGAAAGTGGGCGGCACCATTCCGAATACCAGGCGATCGGCTGGCTGATCGCGGCGGCGCTGCTGTGGCTGGTGGCGAAATGACCGACCGGGAAATCCGCATCGCCAAGTTCCAGTGGTGGCTGCTGCGGCTTCGCATCCGGGCTCAGATTCGAAAGGGTACGCCGTCGCGCGTGCCGTGGGGGAGGAAGTAAATGGCAATCATTCTGGTCAACGGTACGCGCTGCATCGAAATGACGTGCGGGACCTGCGGCGTGCAACACGCTTTCCCAGAGGAGCGCTATCTTTCGGCAAAGCGCGAGGGCGGCTTCTGGCATTGCCCGAACGGTCACTCGCGAGGATGGGCTAAAGGCGAATCCGAAGAGGCGCTTGCCGTAGCTCAGCGGGAGCGCGATCGCCTAAAGCAGCAAAATGCCCGGCTTGAGGAAGAGGTTGCCACTATCGAGCGTGCCCGCGCATCTGCCGAGCGCGCCCTGAAGACGCACAAGAAGCGCGCCGCTGCCGGGACGTGCCCATGCTGCAATCGCACGTTCGGCAACATGGCGCGGCACATGAAGACGAAGCACCCGGACTACAACGTGGTGCCCTTGAAGGCCGTCAAGGCATGAGCGCCTGGGTCGACATCAAGTTCGCGCCGAAGGACCTGACGAAGGTGGACCTGTGGGTGGTCACGCGCGGGAAGGGGCACCGCCTTACGGATTGCTGGTGGTCCCAGGCATTCGACGGCAAAGGGGAACCTGTCGAGGACAACTTCAACGGCTGGTGCCAGGGCGAGTATCGCCCCAGCGGGTTCAATCCCTACCCTCCTCTGATCGAAGGAACCGCCACCCACTACATGCTGCCACCCGAACCGCCGGTGAGATGATGAAAGAAATTCCAGCGATGACGGGCCTTTCGCCCGAGACGATGCCGAAGCCTGCGGCGACATGGCTTCCGGAGGACGGCACGGTGCCGGTCATGTTCACGGGCCTGCCGTGCGTCAAGGCCGACTGCGTGCTGATGGTCGACCGGATCGAGCGGCAAAGCGATGCCGGCGGACTGATGACCTACGATCGCGATGGCCGCCCGCTCCAGAAGGACGATGCCGTCTATCGGGCCCGGGTCGCCTGCCGGACTTGCGGCCGCATTTGGTCGCGCCAGGCAGCAGCCGGCCAACCCGTGGTTTGGGGCCAGATCGGCGGCCCGGTGATCAAGCCATGATGGTTTCTGAAGAGACGGCAAAGCGCATTGCCGATGCCTTGGAGCGGCTGGCAGCAGCAGTCGAGGCCAATCCATGGATGCGCGTGCCGACGCCACCGCAGCCTGTGTCTTTTGATCCGAACCGCTGCGGCTACTGCGGCGGCCACCATGGGCTCGGCATGATGTGTCCAAAACTGGTGCCCGGGAACATTTCAAACTCTGCTGGGTGAACGCATGACCGAAGACGAAGCCAAGACGAAGAAGTGCTGCGGCCCGAAGATCATTCTTCTTGGACTGCTCGTTTCCACAGGCAAGAGGATTACCGATCCGGAAGCGCCGTTGCTGTGTATCGGGTCGGATTGCATGGCGTGGCGCTGGTCTTATCCGCCCGACGAGGCGGCGGGTAATAAAAACGGCCCGCAAGGTTTCTGTGGACTGGCAGGCAAGCCATGACCGCCGCCCGCCGCGCCTACATCGAGCATCTGTGCTGGAAGGCCCGGATGAAACGCGCCCGCGATCGGCTGCGCTGCTGCCGGGGGTGCCGGTGACTGCGGACGAGATGGTGATCGCCATGGCCGTTGGCCTGTACCTGGCCGGCTTCTTCTTCGGCTGGTGTTGGCGTGGGTTTTGGAATTGGCTGAAGGAGAAGACATGACGCCGCTCGAACGCGCCGCGAAGGCGGCCTACGAACATGGAAATACCGCGGCGGGGTTTGCGCGCTTTACCGCCTGGGAGGAGTTGCCGCCGAAGGATCGCCTGCGCACGGTCGACTCCATGCGGGCCGGCGTGGCGACGCTGATGGAGCCGGGCGATGAGATCGAGGACATTGGCACCGTTGAATTTCATCGGGTCTACACGTTGTATCCAATCGCACGAAGCGTCTGGCAGGCCATGCTCAAGAAGGTGATCGAGCCATGACCGAGCGCCAGATTCCAAACATGATCAGCTATTTGGATTGGCTACGGCAGTGTGGCCATCCCGAGAATTGTCAGATGTATTTCAAGAAAGAGAAATTCGTCGAGAATGGCCGGGTTCGCGAGCGCATGGCGAAGGGGTCTTTTTGCCAGTGCGAGGCGCCGAAGGAGAAAGACACATGACCGGATTTCAGAACCTACAGCGCCAGCATCCGCGGGCGACGGCGATCTTCCAGCAGGAGCGCGCCGCCTGGCAGGCCTACGTCGCTTACATCGAGAGCAAGATGCCCGATCGCCAAACGCCCATCGTGCAGGGCGACGACGAGTCCCGGCGCCTGTTCACCGTCTGGCGCTCCATCCGCAACGAGCGCGACGGGATCAGCAACCCGCGGCACAGGCAGGTTTCAACCAGAGGAGAGAGATGATGCGCGAGATCACGGACCACAAGACGAATGCGGCGAATGGAGAACTAACTGTCATGGCCGAAGATGCGCCCGGCAGCGGCGGCGCGCACCATGTCTATTCGATTGCCGGGTTCGACGCCGGCAAGGATCCTGAAATCATTCAATTCCAGAACGGCCCGATCAAGGAGGCCGGCGTCAACGGCCTCACTCACGAGGTCCTGCTGGCCATCGTGATCGACCGGCTGCGCAGCTTTCAGGCCGGCAAGTATGTCAGCGCCGAGAACGATCGTGCGCTCTACCACTGCCAAGAGGCGCTGGCGTCACTCAAAGCGAGGACGGAAGCGCGACTGGCCCGCGGCGTCGAAGGGACGCACAAGGTATGAGGCCCCTCCTGATCCTCGGCCTCGCGCTGCTGGCCGCTGCCTGCGCCGACGAGCGCAAATTCTACCGCTCGGGCGCGACCCAGGCCGACTATCGCAAGGACACCTACCAGTGCGAGCGCGACGCCCGCAGCGTGGCGGCCAGCTTCGGCGGCGGCATCACTGCCGGCATGGAGGCGAAGGCTTTCATGGTCCGCTGCATGCAGCACCACGGCTGGGATTACCGATGACGATCCCGGCATGGAAGTCGCGCGCCGAATACGACGCCTGGTGCCGCGCCAACATGCGGGCGCTGAACGTGCTGGCGGTGAAGGATCCGCGCGAGTGGGAACGCTGCGCCCAGAAGATCGAAGCGTTTCTCGCAAAGCATAGGGGGTACTGATGCCGCAATTCCGCAAGAAGCCGGTCGTGATCGAGGCCATCCAGTACGGCGTAATCACGCCACCCGGCGAGGTTCTGCCCGATTGGTGGAATGTGGCCTGCCATCGTGGTGAACACCTGGGCGGGATATCCCGTGGCAAGAACGGACAGGCCCTCATCTTCACGCTTGAAGGCGTGATGCGGGCCGATCCCGGCGACTGGATTATTCGTGGGGTTAAAGGCGAACTCTACCCCTGCAAGCCCGACATTTTCGAAGCAACCTACGAGCCGGTGGCGCCATGATCGACGTTCTCTGGCTGCTCATCCTGTTGCAGGTCAAACACTTCGCCTGCGATTTCCCGCTGCAATGGAAGTACCAGTACGCCAACAAGGGCACCTACGGGCACCCCGGCGGCTTCCTGCATGTGGGCATTCACATGATCGGGACGCTGATCGTTCTGGCGATTTCGATGCCGAAGTTCCCCGTCGGCGCAGGATTTATTCTGGCAGTAGAAGCTGTTGCGCACTACCACATCGACTGGGCCAAGATGAACATCAACGCCAAGATGGGATGGGGCCCGCTGACGCACGAACGCTTCTGGTGGCTGCTCGGCTTCGACCAACTGCTTCACCAACTCACCTACGTTTGGATGCTCTGGATGGTGATGCCATGAGGGGCGACCCCCAGCCGCCGGCCGCCCCTGAGATTCGCACTGGCGCCAAGTACCTCTGCAAGATGCCCGGTGACGGCCGGTGGGAAATCCGCCGGACCGCATGGGGCACCGTCGCTGTCTCCAAGGAACACGGGCTCTATCGCCTGGAGCTCACCGCCGACGGTTCCGATCTCAAGGGCGAGTGGGTCAAGGTGGTCGTATGAGGGAATCGGAAGTCAAAGAAAGGGCATGCGCTTGGGGCATCGCACCGAAGTGTCTTGCGCGCGGGTGCATGGCATGGGTTCCGACCCTAGACGAAATAGCCGGACGCGGCATGGACGCCATTCTGATAGACTCGCAAGGGCAGCGCCCGATCACGGCAGAAGATGGGTCGTGCGCGAGACTGCGCGCCGACATAAGACCATGACGATCTGGGCTGCGTTCTTCGCCGCGCTCCCCTTCTGCATGGCGCTCGGCTTCTCGATAGGCATGTGGTGGCCGCTATAGCGCCGATCGTGTAGGCTGAGACGATGGCCAAGCCCAAGATGTCGGCGGAGCAGGAGCGCATCGCGCTCTATCGCAAGGACCCTCGTATCTTCGTCCGCGAGCAATTCGGCGTCACGCCGGATGCCTGGCAAGACTCGGTTCTTGAGGCCTTCCCCCACAATCAGCGCATTGCACTCCAAGCCTGCAAAGGTCCAGGCAAGACGACCGTGCTGGCGTGGCTGGGATGGAATTTCCTCGCGACTCGGCCGAGCCCCAACATTGCAGCGACGTCGATCAGCGGCGATCAGCTTCGCGACGGTCTCTGGAAAGAGATGGCGAAGTGGCAGGCCAAGTCCCCATTCCTGCGCGACAACTTCGTGTGGACGACGACGCGCATTGCCGCGAAGCAGACCGATCTGGCGGGTAACTGGTGGATGTCCGCCCGCACCTGGCCGAAGACGGGCAATGCCGAGGAGCAGGCCAACACACTCGCCGGCCTCCATAGCGATTACATGCTGTTCCTCTTGGATGAAAGCGGCAGCATTCCCGACTCGGTGATGGCCGCGGCTGAAGCGGCGCTTGCGTCGTGCGTTGAAGGCCATATCGTCCAGGCCGGCAATCCGACCAACCTTTCCGGTCCGCTCTATCGCGCCGCGACCTCCGAGAAGGATCTGTGGTGGCGCAAGGAGATCACCGGCGACCCGGACGATCCCGAGCGCGCGAGCCGCGTCCATATCGACTGGGCCCGGCAGCAGATCGAAAAGTACGGCGCTGAGCATCCATTCGTTCTCGTGAACGTGTTCGGGCGCTTCCCCCCGACGTCGCTGACGGCCCTGATCGGCCCGGACGAAGTGCGCGCCGCCATGCGCCGGTGGTATCGGCCGCTGGAAATCGGCAACCAGCCGAAGATCATGGGCATCGACGTCGCGCGCCAGGGCGATGATGCCAGCGTGATCGCCATGCGCCACGGTCCCCAAATGCACAACCTCCGCCGCTACCGGAACGTGCCGGACGGCGTGACGGGCGCCTCGATCGCCAACCGGCACTGGAATGAGTTCGATGCCGACGCCTGCTTTGTAGACGCGACCGGCGGCCTGGGTTTCACATGGATCGACCAATTGAACGTGCTGGGCAAGGCGTCGATCCCGGTGCAGTTCAATTCCAAGGCCTCGGTCGAGATGCGCTACGCCAACCGTCGCGCCGAGATGTATTTCCTGTTCGTCGACTGGATCAAGGCCGGCGGGGCGCTGCCGCCCGAGGATCAGGAGGGCAGCCGGGAATTGCTGAAGGCCCTCACCGAGACGGTCTATACGTTCAAGAACGACCGCCTCATGCTCGAGGACAAGGACGACATCAAGCGGAAGCTCGGCTTCTCCCCCGACGAGGCCGATGCCTGCGCTCTGACCTTTGCCGAGCCGGTCACCCCAAAATCGAGAACGGCCCGCGCGACCGTGGCGCGGTCGGCCATGGGCGGCCACTACAATCCATTTGCCGATATTGACCGGATCTCCGGGCAGTCCCCGCAGGGCGCCGTCACCCCTTACGATCCGTTCAACCGGTAGGCCTCCCCTATCCCGGGGACACCAAAGCGGGTATTATCCCGGGCTATGGACCCCAAGACCTTGGCCGCGATCGGCCTTTTCGTCAGTTCGGCTGCCTATCTCGGCGGGTGCGTTGCCGCCGGGCTGGTTGTGGGCAACCCGCTCGCCTGGAAGCTGGCGCTGCTGGGCGCCGGCCTCTCCTACTTCACCTACGCATCGCAACTGGTGCCGTCCAATCCGCCGACGCAGCATATCCTCATGTGGCTGTCGATCGTGACGGGCGCCGCGGCCGGCGTGGTGCTGCTGTTCGATATCCGGTGGCCTTCCTGATGGCCCGGTCGGAAGTCCTCCACGATCATCCGCGCTCCAAGAAGAAGCGCGAGGAAGTGCAGGAAGCCAAAAAGGGCGACCGGCGCACGGAGGATTTTGAGCAGCAGGACGGCCAGCGCCGGGTGGAGTTCAAGGGCGAGTACGAAAGCATCGGTATGGAGAACATGCCGGAGGGTCATCCCGATAAGATCGACCCCAAGGATATGAAGGAAATGAGCGAGGACATCGACGCGCACCGGAAGGGCGGCAGCAAGGGGCCAACGCCGTCATTCAAGGCTGTGCCGTCGGATGAGGATCGCAAAAATAACGGCGAGGAATACGAGCATTGGCGGCTTCGCAAGAAGCGGGAGATTCCGACGTCATGAGCACGAAGGTTTTCTGCGACTCGTGCGGCGAGGAGATCACCGAAAAGAATCCGTTGGCGATTGGGGTCTACCCGATCAATGGCGTTGAAGAGGCTCTGGGCGTCCATGCCGTCAACGGCCATGACATCTGCCGGAAGTGCCTGGTGAAATACATCGGCGGCGATAAGGTGCAGGAGCGCGCCAAGGATGTTCCCGTCGAAGCGGTATCCAAAGGGGGCGAGTGATGGGCTTTATTTTCGGCCAGGGTGGTAGCAGCGGTGGGGGCAACACCTACGTCGCGGCGGCTGCTCCTCCTCCTCCCCCGCCGCCGCCTCCCGCTGCTCCGCAGTTTGCTGACGCGCAAGGCCAGGTCGCCGGCCAGGCCGCCTATCGCGCCGCCGCTGCCGGGAATGGCAAGGGGATGGACGGCACAATCAAGACGTCGTCACAGGGGGACAACCTCGGCACGACGGCCAAGGCCAAAAAAGAATTGCTGGGGGCTTAGGCGATGCCGCTTGATGCCGGCACGGCCGCCTATACCGAGATGGGGCCAGACTTTCTGTCGGCCCAGCCGCTGACGCTGCCGAGCGGCTTTGAACAGCAGCCCAAGTGGTGGGACCAGACCTTCAGCCATCTCGAGCGCCGGATGAACGGCCTGCGGACGTGGCGCTGGACCTGGTGGGCGACGTGGCAGCAATTGGGGACGTTCTTCCTGCCCCGGCGTGCTAAGGCCTGGATCATCGCCAACAACTACAATCGCGGCAATTACCTCAACGACGCGATCATAGACTCGGTCGGCTGCATGGCGGCCCTGACGTGCGCGTCGGGCATGTGGAGCGGTCTCACCAATCCGGCGCGGCCGTGGTTCAAGTTCGAACCGGCGCTGAGCAACGTGAAGCTCGACCAGGCGGCGAAGGAGTGGCTTCAGGACACCGGTACGCGCGTCCAGGCGGTGCTGCACCAGTCGAATTTCTACGGCGTAATGGCCCAGTTCTTCCAGGACGTGACGATCTTCGGGACGTCGCCGCTGATCTGCTACGAGGACAAGGAGGACGTGGTCCGGTTCTACTTGCCCTGCGTGGGCGAGTATTTCTTGGGTGCCGGCGCGCGGTTCTCGGTCGACACGCTCTATCGCGAGTTCACGCTGACGGTGATCCAGATCGTCGAGATGTTCGGGCTGGAGAATTGCCCGGCCCAGGTGAAGGGCCTGTGGGAGCAGGGCGGTGGCCAGCTTGACCAGGAATTCATCGTCGCCCATGCGATCGAGCCCAACTTCGCGATCGGCCCCAAGGGAAAGAACGGCAAACGGATCGACGTCGTATCCGGCCGCTATACCTACCGCGAGGTCTACTGGCTGCGGGGCCGCAAGTCCGAGAAGCCCCTGAGCGTTCGCGGCTTTATGGAGAAGCCGTTCATGGCCGGTCGGTGGTCGGTGGTGAGCAACGATCCCTACGGCCGCGGCCCCGGCATGGATGGCCTGGGCGACCAGAAGCAGCTTCAGCAGGAGTCCTATCGCAAGGCCGAGTTCATCGAGAAGGGCGTGCGCCCGCCGATGGTGGCGGATCCCGCGCTCAAGAACGAGCCCGCGTCGGTGATGCCCGGCATGGTGACGTTCGTGAACACGTCGAACGGCAAGAAGGCTTTCGAGCCCGCCTTTGAGATTGTGCCGCAGTGGCTTCAGTATTTGTCTGCCGATATTAAAGAAGTCGAGGCCCGGCTGAAGGATGTGTTCTACGTCCCGCAGTTCATGGCCATCACCCAGATGCAGGGTGTCCAGCCGCGCAACGAATTGGAGCTCACGAAGCGTGATCTCGAGCGGCTACAGGTTCTGGGCCCGGTGATCGACCTGTTCGAAAACGACGTGGCCGGCCCGGTGCTCCAGCGCGTGATCGCCATCATGGGGCGCCGCGGGATGCTGAAGCCCATGCCGCCGTCGCTGGCGAAGATCCCGCTGAAGATCAACTATATGTCGTTGATGCGGATGGCGCAGAAGAGTGCCGAGTCGGTGGCGATGAAGGACGGCTTCCAGACCGTCGGGCAGCTTTCGCTGGCGGCCAAGAACGCCGGTCGCCCCGATCCTGGCCGCGTCGTGAATTGGGACAAGGCCACGCGCCACTATCTCGATCTCAACAACTTCCCGGCCGACTCGATGTATTCGGAAACGGAAGTGCAGAACGCAGACAAGGTCCGGGCGGATGCCGAGAATCTTGCGATGCAGCAGCAGCAGGCCTCGAGCCTGGCCAAGCCGGCGGTCGATGCCGCGAAGGTGCTGAGCCAGACGCCGGTTGGCGGCGGGTCGATGCTGAATTCGCTGCTGAGCGGCGACACGGTGCCGAGCTAGACCGATGGCCAACCCTCTCCACGACAATCCCCGTTCCAAAAAGACCCAGGCTGAAGAGGCTGAGGAAAGCATCAAGCGGATCAGCCGCGGCAAGCGGTGGGGCGAGGGTCATGGCGGTCTCCCGGTTCTGGGGATAACGCGCGACGTTGCGAAAGGTGCCGCCAGGTGTATGCTGCGGTCACGGGCCGGCAGAGTATCGCTCGGCCCTTTCACGTCTACTGCATGATGTATCTCCCCAAACTACGACGGCGCTCCCCCCCCATAGGGCGCCGTTTTCTTTGGGGCTATTCGACTCTCCGCAGACGCCCGCGGCGCCACTGATCGAGATCGGTCGGGGTGTAAAGGGCGCGGCCGCCGTCTTTGTAGAAGGGTGGGCCGCCGCCGGAGTTGTTCCCAGCGGCCATATTGCCGAGTGTGGCGTAGGAGATATGGCAGCGCCGACGTTGCAGGTAATCGGCAGCCTCTTTCCTGGAGAGGTAGGTTTCGTCCTGATCTGGCATTCCTAAATTTCCCCGGCTCAGGCCTCAACTATAATCCCGTTCCCCGTTATTCGCTACTGCATGTTGTATGGGGACGGATTGGGGACGCATAGTACATCCCAATGTCCACACTCACTGAAGTTGAAATCTTCGACTGCCTCCGGACCAACCTCCGGGAGGCGGCCCAGCACTGTGAGAATCTGGCAAAGCTGCCCGCTCAGGGTCCGACCTACCGCAAGCTCGTCGACAATCTGAAGTTGATCGAGGGCGCGTCGCGCCAGGCCGCTCATTGGCGCACCGATATGCGCTGGGCCCGGTTTGGTTTTGAGATGGCCCGGTTCCATCAGCGTATCGGGGATGCGGTTCGTTCGCGGGCCGCCCGGGAAATATTCCTCGCCATGGGCGTGAAGATGAAGGACGCCTTGGCCGAGTGCGAGAAGCTGCGCACCGCAAAGACCGGCCGCCTCGGTGCCATCCTGCCGATCGCGCGCCCCACCGACCGCGAGAATCGGCCCGTCTACATCCGCAATCCGAGCGGTCTCGTGATCCCCGAGTCGGCGATCCATGGCCGAGCCTGATGATGACGCGCCCGTCGATCGCCCCGAAGATGTGCCCGTCCAGCGCAGTGCTGTTGAAGGCAAGCGCGAGCGGCGTGCTCGTGAAAGCGTCGCCGAGAAAGATCGGCGCGAGCTCGCGGCGTGGCTCACCAAGCAGCTTGCTGATCCGATCGGTCGCAAGTTCCTGTGGGGACTGCTCGAGGCGTCGGATGCGTTCAGCATCCAGCTTGGGTTCGGTCCGCACGGCCATCCGCACCCGGAAGGGTCCTGGCTCAATCTTGGCCGGCATGAATTCGGCCAGCGGCTCTATCACTCGTGGTCCGCGCTCGATCGCGCCGGGATCCTTTCGCTCATGGATGAATTCCATCCCCACTTTCCCAAGCCAAAAGGCAAGCGATAATGGCTGACGAACAGCCCGAGCTTCCTCTGTCGGCCGAAGTGACCGCGGATACTGCGGCGCCGGCCGCCGGCGAGACTATCGCTCCGGCCCCGGCGGCAGAGGCTCCTGTTGCGGACGCGCCCGTTGCGGCCGCCGAAGCGCCGGCTGCCGAGGCGCCCGTTGCCGAAGCCCCCGCTGCCAAGGAATTGCCGGACGCTGGCGCCACGCTGCTCGAGGAAGTCGGGGCGGAGAAGCCGGCCGCGGAAGCCGAGAAGCCTGCCGATGGCGAGAAGCCCGCTGCCGAAGACAAGCCCGCCGAGGCGAAGCCCGAAGCCGACAAGCCGGTGGAAGAGGTCAAGGCCGAAGAGAAGCCGGCTGACGGCGAGAAGGTCGAGGAGGCTCCGGCCCCCGAGTTGCCGCCGATCGAGTTCAAGTACGAGTTGCCCGAGACGATCCAGATGGACGACGCTCGGCGCGATCAGTTCCATGCCGCGGCCCAGATGGCGCGCACGGGCGATCTGCAAGGGCTCGTCGATCTGCACAACACCGCGCTCACGGAAGTGATCGAGAACGTCGAGCGCAATCAGCACCAGGTATGGGCCGACACGCGCCGCGGCTGGCGCACGGAAGTGAAGGCCGACGAAATTCTCGGCGGGTCCGGCCACGACGCGGCCATGACCAAGATCGCCCAGTTTCGCGACGAGTTCGTGTCGGATCACCCGCGAGGCACGCCCGAGTGGCAGGCCGACATGGATCATTTCAATATGTTTCTCCGCGTCACCGGCGCGGGGGACAATCCGGCTTTCCTGCGCATGGTCTACCGCGCGCAACGGAAGCTGTCGGAGCCGTCCGTCCCGGTTCATACGGACGTCAAACTCGTTCCCGAAGGGGGCAAGCGTAGCGGCAATCCGCTTCACGACCACCCGCGTTCTCAAACCAACGGCCGCGGGTAGCGGCACAGACTGAAGGAGAATTTTCATGGCGACAGGTGCATGGCCGACGCTGGCCGACGTTACCTCCCGTATCGACGGTGCGGGCAAGCAGATGTATATCGCGGAAATGCTCTCGCAGAGCACCGCGCTGGTCGAGGACATGCCGCTGAAGGAAGGCACCGAGATTTTCGGGCATGAGTTCAGCTACCGCACGTCGCTCCCGGCCGGCAACTTCCGCCAGTTGAATCAGGGCGTCGGCTACAGCAAGTCGACCACCGGCAAGGCTCGCCTGGGCATGGGCTCGCTCGAGGGCTACAGCCAGATCGACCGTATGCTGGCCGAAGCCAACCCGTCCGGTATCGAGGCGTTCCGCACGACCGAGGACGTCGCCTTCATCGAAGGCATGGGCCAGACCTGGGAGCAGACCCTCTGGTACGGCAACACCAACACCAACCCGGCCGCCTTCCTGGGCCTGAGCCTGTTCTACAACACGCTCAATCAGGCCACCGCACAAAACGCGGTGAACGTGATCAACGGCGGCGGCGTCGGCGCTTCGAACGCTTCGCTCTGGCTGGTCGCTTGGGGCGAGCGCACGGTGTACGGCACCTACCCGCGCAACTCCAAGGCGGGCCTGGTCTCCGAGGACAAGGCCGACACGGTCCCGGCCTACGACAACGTGGGTAACCGCTACGAGGCCTACACCACCTACTTCCGCCAGCAGGGCAACATCGTGCCCGAGGATTGGCGCAACGCGGTGCGCATCGCCAACCTCGACACCACCAGCGCCGGTCTCGCGGGCGCTAGTGCTCCCGACCTGTTCCTGCTGCTGTCGCAGGCGGTCATGCTGCCGCCGGCGCTCGGCAAGGGCGTCTCCGGAATCATGAAGACCGACTCGCCGACGGATCCGACCCCGAGCGTGCGTCCGGTCATCTACGCCAACCGCACCATCCGCTTCTGGATGGACGCCCAGGGCATGCGCGATCGCAACGTGCTGCTCACGATCAACGACGCCGCTGGCCGGCCGCAGGATGTGTTCCGCGGCGTGCCGGTGAAGGTCAGCGATCGCCTCCTGATCACCGAAAGCGCCGTCTCCTAAGCGGCCCCGTTCACGAAAGGACAACAGACCATGTTGATCGACTCCAAGCTGGCCTTCGTGCCCTACGGTTCGCCGCTGTCCCTCGTGGCCGCGGCGGGCGTCGATGTCCTTGCTCCCGGGGTCATCGACCTCTTGGGCAATGGCGCTGGCACGACCGTGCAGAACATCACCGGCATCGCCACCCTCCCGGGTCAGGCCGACGCCATGGGCCAGGGCAATATGCGCCCCGAGCTCGTCGTGGCGATCGGCACCGCTCTGGTGGCCGATACCGGTTCGCCCATCCTTCAGGTCGAATTGCAGGCCGCTCCGGATAACGGCAGCGGCTCGCCCGGCACCTACCAGGTGCTCGGCGCCGGCCCGCTGATCACGGCCGCTCAGGGCATCGCCGGTCGCCAGATCGCGCGTATCCCTTGGTTGCCGCCGTTCCCGGACAACCTGCGTCCGCGCTTCCTGCGGCTGAACTTCAACATCTTGGCCGGCACCAACTACTCGGCCGGCACGATCGCCTATGCTCTGGTCACCCAGGCTCGCGACGACTACTTCGCGGCTCAGGCGGCGCGGAACTACTCCGTGAGCGGGGTCGCCTAGCATGGCCCGGAAGTCCAACGCTCAGATCGCGCGGGAACTGGCAGAGAAGAACGCGGAAATCGACCGCAAGGCCGAAGACCGTATTTCGGAAATGATGCCGAGCCTCGTGGCCAGCATCACCGCTCAGGTGATGCAGTCGGTGGGCGTCGCGCGGGCGGAAGCCGGCACGGCCGATCCGGGCGGCGGCAACACGGACCAAAACTTCGCGCGTCATCTGGCCTCGGCGATCGTTCAGGCGAGCGATCCCAAGAACAAGATGCGCATGGTGGCGCCGGATGTCGTCGAGCGCCGCAAGGTGGCTCGCGATCAGATGGTGGCATTGCTGGTGGACCTGCGGGCCCGGGGCGTCGTCCCGACCTACACGATCCGCACGCAGATGTGGCTGGACGACACTCTGGTGGACCCGCAGTGGCGGGACGATGCCACCAAGAAGTTCAACGACACGGTCATCTACTGGGACCGGCCGCCGAACGAAGGCATGGTGCCGAACGACGAGAACGCCGCTCAGGTGTTTGGCCTGTTCCAGCAGTCGATTGGCAGCGCCGCTGCCGAAGGCCTGCCGGACGCGCCTTGGCTGCGCTCGGATAGCCCGTGGGTGTTCTCCAAGGAGGGCATCGTCAAGGGCCGCCCGAACGTCGCCCCGCCGGAAGTCGCGGAGCCCAGCAAGAAGATTTTCAACGATCCGCGCGTGCCGGGTCAGTCCTCGGCTCCGGAGCAGACGCACACGCATGTGCTCGGCAAGTCGGCGCCGCCGGTTATCCAGACGGCTGGAGTGTAGCGTATGGGCGTCCCGGCTCCCCTCGGCGTAGGCGCTTCTGGCAAGTCACCGCTTGTCGGGGACATGGCCAATGGCGTGATTCAGGGGACGTTGGCGGCGCTCGGCCCGACCAAGCCTTTTGCTTTCCTCGGCCCGATGAACCTCGCCATCTGGGGAGAGTTCACGGACGAATTGACCACGACGGCTGCCGATCTGTCGGCCGTCCTGGCGACGACGGTGGCGGCGGGCTCGGCGATCAATAGCTCGCTGGTTCCGCGGGGCACCACGGTCGGCTCCGTCGCGGGAACCGACATCGAGATGGTGCTGCCGACGGTCACGCTCCCCGGCAAGATCATCAACGGCATCGCCAAGATCACGGACCTCGCCGATACCAGCGACCTGCTGGGCGCGGTTGTTTCCGGCTTGGGCGTGACCGGGGGCCAGACCGTGACGGCGATCGACGTCGCCGCGGTGGCGCCTTCTCCCAACGTCCCCAACGGCATCAAGGGCACTGTCAGCCTGAGTGCGGTGACGACGGCCTCTCCCCCCAACGACCAGCCGACTCCCTACGAATTTGCCCTGGCCGCGGCCGGCGCGGTTCCGACCGGTGTGGACGCAGCGGCGACCATCACCGGTGCCGCGATCGGCCTGACCGGCTCGGTCCAACTCGAGCGCAGCTTTGACGGCGGCGCGACATGGATCGTCTGCAACATCGGCGGCTCCGGCGCGCTGGCTCAGTGGAATCCGGCGACGCCGATTTCGCTCAGCTTTGGCGAGCCTGAGAACATGGTGCTCTATCGGCTGAACCTCACGGCGGTGACGCCGGCGTCGGATGTAGCCCTGAAGTATCGTATCAGCGAAACCGGACAGGCAGCGCGGACGCTGTCGGTTCCCCTTCTGTAACGAAAGGACCGAAGAATGGTCGACCCGATTGCTCCTGGCGCCATCATGCTGGATGCCGATGAACTTGCGGCGAACATGGAGGTCGACATCATCACGGTCGGTCCTCGGTCGGCCAAGACGAACCTCGGCAACCTGTCGCAGTTTTTCGAGCTTTCGAACGATGTGCAGAACACCGCCATCACGACGGTGGGTGCTGGCACCCTGACCGCGGCGGCGATCGCCGGCGGCCTGATCACGCGCTCCGGCCCCACGGACGTCTATACCGACACGACGGCCACGGGCGCGCAGATCCTTGCGGCCCTGGGCGCCGATACCCCGGTGGGCGCCACTCGCCTGCTGACCATCAAGAACACGGTGGCCTTTGCCCAGACCTTGGCGGCCGGCGCTTCCGGCGTCACGCTGGCTGGCCTCACGGTCATCCCCGGCCTGTCGGTCGGCTACTTCTTCCTGAAGCAGGACACCGCCGGCGCCTTCACGCTGACCGGCATCAACGTCGTGCCGCTGATGAGCCTGCCGAACGCGAAGTTCGTCACCGCGGCTCTGGAGAGCGCCACGATCGCCGCGGCCTCGGTCGCCGGCGCCAACGTCTGCGAGCACATCAACACGGGCACGACCCCGGGCAATCTCCAGTTCCCGGCCGCTGCCGATGTCGTGGCTGCCATCCCGAACGCCCAGATCGGCTTCTCCTACATCCTGGAGATCCGCAACGGCTCGGGCAGCGCCAACACCGCGACCATCACCACCAACACCGGCATCACGCTGACGGGCACCATGACGATTGCCCAGAACGTGACGCGCCGGTTCATCGTCACCCTCACCAGCCTCACCGCCGTGACCGTCCAGTCGATGGGCATCTCGGCCGCCGGCGCCTAGCCCTTCGTTCAAGGAGAAGACCATGAAGACCCTCAAGACTCGCATTCTCGGCGCCTTCGCTGCCATCGGCCTTCTGCTCGGCGGCGGCTTTGCCATCGCTCAGGTGACGCTGCCCAACCCCGTCTCGATGGGCGTCAACGACGTCGTCCAGGTGATCCCGAACGCGGCGCCGACCGCCGGCAACGTCTACGCGACCCTGACCCAGATGCGGGCATGGCTGCTGGGCGGCGCCTCGGGCCACTCTGGCACCCCGGCGCTCACGTCCTGCGGCACCGGTTCTCCGGCGATCTCCGGCACCGACAGCGCCGGCACGGTCACTCTGGGCACCAGCGCCACCGGTTGCGTGATCACCTTCTCCACGGCCTACGCCGCGGTGCCTTACTGCGTGGCGACGTCGCAGGTCGCGCCGGGCACTTCGACGCCGGCCTACTCGGTGAGCGCCACCGCGATCACCCTGGTGCAGGCTTCGCAGTCCGGGAACAAGTGGGACTATATCTGCGTGGCCCGCGTCGGCGGCTAAGTGCCACCGGTCAGCGAGAAGCAGCGTCGCCTGATGTGGGCGGCGTCGAAGAAAAAGGGAGGCGCCGGTGGCGTCTCCCAAGCCGTTGCTAAGGAATTCGTGGCGGCGGACAAGCCTGGAAAGTTGCCTGAGCGCAAGGCGAACCCGCTGTACGATCACGCGAGGAGCAAGTGAAGGGCCGGCCGCCCCTGTACGACCACATCAGGTCCGGGAGCGCCACTGACACCCAGGTGGAGAACCGGGCCAGCAGGGAAATGCGCAAGCGGCACGAGCAGGAATATCGCGACACTCCGGAGAAGGATTGGCCGGAGCTCCAAAAGAAGCACCGCGAAGAGATGGAAAAAGAATGAAGCCCCCGAAGCAGGTCAAGGTGGAGAGCAGCAATATCTCCGGCGTCGCTCACGACAAGAGCGGGCTGTGGGTCTGGTTTAAGTCTGGCGGCCTCTATCGCTATCCTGAAGCGCCCAAGGATGTGTACGATCGTTTCCTGAAAGCTGAATCGGCAGGATCGTTCTTCCGGTCTGAGGTGATGGGCAAGTTCCGTCACGACAAGATCAATGCCTAGCCCAACATTGGCAGACGTTACCTCGAGGATAAAGCCCATGACCAAGAGCCCGCTGTACGACAACAAGCCCAAGGACGAAGAGAAGCCCGATCCGGAGAAGAAGCCGGAAGCCGAGGCTGCTGCCGCCGAGGGCGAGGCCGGCGAAGAGGCCCCTGCGGCCGAGGTCGATAGCGCCGCGGCGGCTGCCGACGGTGAGGCCGAAGAGGCCGCATCCCCCAAGGATATGTTCCTGGATGGCCTGAAGGCGATCCATAAGCGCCACGAGAAGGAGCGCATGGATCACCACGGCAGCATGCGCGAGGCGCATCGCACGATGGGCTCGCGGCACAACAAGGAGATCGCCGATCACTTCGATTTATCGTTCGGCGCCGGCGGCACGGCCAAGAAGGACGCTTCTGCCGAGAAGTCTCCGCCCGACAAGCCCGCGGAGGGCTAGGCCATGAAGCCCATGGTCTCGCTCGAGATGTCGGATGAGGAAAAGCTGGATCAGATCCTGCCGATCCCGATGCCGGGGCGCCCGGACTATCCGCCAGGCACGCGCATCAGCCTGAACCAGCGCGAGCTCATCAAGCTGGGGATTGACACGTCGGACCTTTGCTCGGGCGGCATCATTCACTTCCATGCGCTGGCTCGGATTGTGAACGTCAGCCGGGACGATGGTGAGAACGGCGTTAGCTGCCGGGTCGAGATGCAGATCGAGGATATGTGCTGCACCGAGTCGGAAGACGCCGAGAACAAAGAAGCGGAACGCAAGATGGGCAATCCGCTGTATGATCGGACCTAACGGGCACTGATGCCCATGGAGTGAAGTCTATGAAGCGCCTGTTGATCACGCTGATTGCGGTCCTTCTCCCCGTTCAGGCGTGGAGCCAGGCGACGGTACTACAGGGCGGAACCTGGTCTCCGGGTCGCGCTCCCGCCTATTCCAGTTCTGGCGGCGCTCAGCCGATCGTCCAGGACAGCGGCCCCGCTGGCGGCAACACGACCGGCCAGGGCCTCAAGGAACTCAACATCACGGCGCGCGGCACGGGGACGGCTCCCTATGCCGGGCAGGGCACCGGCCCCAACGGGGAAGTGTTCTGCATCCAGGACGCCGTATCGACCAACGCGGCGGGTTATCACTACCTCTGCCTGTCGGCGAATGTCTCGAGCAGCGGCCTGATCAGCTTCGGCTCGGCCGGTGGCGCCTCGGCGCTTCCCCTGACGCTGAAGGTCAACGGCGCGGACTATCAATTCCCGTTCACGGATGGCTATGTGGTTGGGCCGGCCTCGAGCACGGTCAACAATGTCGCCTGCTGGAACAATACGACCGGCACGCTGCTGAAGGACTGCGGGGCATTTCCCGGCGTTGCTGGAACCAATGGCCAGATCCAGTACAACAATGCGGGCGCGTTCGGCGGTTTCACGCTAGGCGGGGATGCGACGGTCAACACCGGCACCGGCGCGCTCACGATCACCAAGATCGGCAACCAGAACATCACTCTGGGCGGCACGCTCACGACGGCCGGCGCCTTCACGACGTCGGGCGCCAACGCGCTGACGCTAACGACCACGACCACGACCAATGTGACGTTTCCGGCGACAGGCTCCGGGACGCTGGCTACTTTGGCTGGCAGCGAGGCATTCACTAACAAAACCTACAACGGCAATACTTGGACGGCCGGGACCGGCGTGCTCACCATCGCGGCGGCCAAGACCCTTACGGCGAGCAATACACTCACCTTCGCGGGCACGGACGGCAGCACGCTGAACATCGGCACCGGCGGCACGCTTGGCACTGCGGCCTATACGGCATCAACGGCGTATGTGCCGAGCGGCACGCAGATCACCAACTCGCTGTCGGGAGATGTTCCTCTCAACAATCCTGGCGTTTACCAGACAGGTCCCACGGTTGCTCAGGGCAGCACAGGAACGTGGTTTGCTTCAGGCGCAGTGACCGTTCTTGATACGGCCGGCGCCGCTACTTTGAAATGCAAGCTGTGGGACGGAACTACGGTGATTGCCTCTGGGGTAAGCGTTCCGCAAACGGCCAACGAGTCGCAGGTTGTTGCTCTGAGTGGCTATCTTGCGACTCCTGCAAGTAATATCCGTATCTCATGCACTTCTGCCTCTACGGCTACCGGCGTGATGAAGTTTGATTATTCAGGAGCCGGCAAAGACAGCACCGTCACCGCCTTCCGGGTGCAGTAGGCAATGGCGATCACTCCAACCTCGGTAGTGAACGAAGCCATCCAGTTGATGGGCGACAACCAGAAGCCCGTCACTGGAACCTACCCGAGCTTTGACGGCTCAGCGGCGGGCATTGCGGCATCGTATCTCTACGGGCCGTGCGTGGCCGCGGTGGGGCGCCAGTTCGAATTCGACTTCGGGCGCGCCACGGGTGCCTTGACGGTGACGGGCAACACGGCGCCCTTCCCTTGGGCCTACGAATACATTTATCCCGCGCCGGCATTGGAAATCTGGCAAGTCATGCCGGGGACGCTGGCCGATCCCAATAACCCGCTGCCGACCAACTGGACTGTGGGTAATACTCTTGTGGCCTCGGTGCAGACCAAGGTGATCTGGGCCGACCTTGTGAACGCGCGGGCGGTTTACAACAACAATCCCGATCCTTCGATCTGGGATGCCCTGTTCCACCAGGCCGTTGTGCGGCTGCTGGCCAGCGAATTCGCGATCGCCCTTGGCGGCCGTCCGGAGACTTCCCAGGTGCTGCTGAGCAGTGCCGGTGTATTCTCCGGTGCTGCCATGACCAGGGATGGCTGATAAATGCCCGCGTCCGTTTCGAATCCCACCGACGTCGTCAATCTCAGCCTGCAACGCATTGGCTATACGCTCAGGGTAGGCTCCCTGTACGACGGATCCAAGGCAGCCAGCCAAGCGCTCACGATCTATTCTCAGACTCGCGATGACACGATGCGCGACGGAGACTGGGATTTCATTGAGCGCAACGTATCGCTGACCCTACTGAAGCAGGCGCCCCCGAACGGGTATTTCCCGCCGACGTCGTGGAATCCCACGACCTATCCGCCGATGCCGTGGTTGTTCTCCTACACCTACCCGACCGACTGTCTGAAGGTGCGGGCGGTGAAGCCGCAGCCGTTGTTCATGTTCAATCCGGACCCGCAGCCCTACCTGTTCGCGGTCCTGAACGATCAGGGCTACACCCCGCCGCGGCGTGTGATCTGCACGAACGTGGCCGATGCGGTGCTGACCTACGCCGGCCAGGTCACGGATCCCGCGCAATGGCCGGCTGACTATGTGGAGGCCTTTGCGGCAGAGCTTGGCGTGCGATTGAAGCGCGGGCTGAAGGACACCAATGTCGATCAGGTCGACATGACCGACGTGGCGCGGTCCTCGAGCTCGGCAATGGCGGAGCAGGGCTGATGGACGATTACAATTCCCCGACCGGCGTGGCCAATCAGGCGCTCGATGCGGCCGGTGTCGACTTCACCTTGGGCGACATCCAGGAAGGCACGACCAAGGCCCAGAAGATCCTGCGCGCCTATGGCCAGTGCCTCCGGCAGCTTCTCCGGGCGGCCCACTGGAATTGCGCCCGCAAGGAAGCGCCGCTCCAGCTTCTGGCTGACGGCACGGGCAATACGACCGGTGTTGGCACTCAGGTCCCGGGCAGCCAGTTTATCTACGAGTACGCCTATCCGACGGACTGCCAGAAGGTCCGCTATGTCCCGTGGAATCCGCTGATCAATGTCAGCGTCCCGAGCAACAACATTGTGCCGGACAATTCCGGGTCGCCCCTGACGACGAGCCTGCCAAATGCACTGCTGGGCCAGCGTCCGATCCCGGCGCGTTTTCTGGTGACGACCGATCAAAACTACATTCCTGACGGCGTGGCGCAGACTCCGGTGGACATGCCCGGCGTGGGGCCGACGGGTCGGCTGGTGATTATGACCAACGTGCAGAACGCGCGCTGCATCTACACCTTCAACGCTTTCTATCCGACTCAGTGGGATGCGCAGTTCCGCGCGGCACTGGTAGCCTATCTCGCGGCCGAGATTGCAATGCCGCTGGCTCGCGACAAGAAGTTCGGCCTGGTCATGCGCGATCGCAACATGAAGATCGCTGAAAGCAAAATACTCGAGGCGCGGATTTCGGACGGTAATGAAAGCTGGGCCAATGCGGACCTGAACGTCGACTGGATGCGGGCCCGCCTGTCGGGTGGCATTGGGAACAGCGCGATGGGATGGGGCGGCCCAGGGATTGGCATGTGGTGGGGCGGCTTCGACAACGTAATGTTCGGTAACTCGGCAGCCTACTAGGCGGTGAGATGTGGCTGTCCCCATTGAAAAAAATACCTTCACGATCGGCGAGGCTGCACCGAGCCTGTTCGGGCGAAGCGATCTCGCGCGTTACTTCGCCGCGGCTTCAACCATGCGCAACGCTTTCGTGCGCTATACTGGCGGCTCCTCCTCGCGCGCCGGCACGAAGTTCGTAGGCTTCTCCAAGCAAACCGGCCGGAATTATCCTCCGCGGCTGATCCCGTTCCAGTTCTCGATCAATCAGGGCTTGGCCCTGGAGTTCGGCAACTTCTACATGCGTGTGATCGCCCAAGGCGCGTTCGTCACTGAGACGCCCGTGCTGATCACCAACCTGACACAGGCCAGCCCGGCAGTAATGACGGTCTCGACTATGGGCGTGACGGCGGCAACGGCGATCACCACAGGAGTGCTTTCGTCCTACGCGCCTGGCGACACAATCACGATCGGCGGGGGCACTTATCTGTCTCCGGCTATCCTGGGTGTGACGAACACCAAGCTGCTAAGTCTCCAGGTCAATTCCCCTGGCACTGGTGTCTATGCGCCGGGCAACACGATCGCCTTGAACGGTGGCACGCAGACCACGCCGGCGCAATTGACCGTGGCCACGACCAAGGTGGTCTCGGCGACGATCGCAGCGGGCGGCGCCGGCGGCGCCAATGGCACGCAGACGGTGGTGGGAACGACGGGCACCGGGACGCCGTTTCAGGCCTCTGTGACGGTGGCGGGCGGCGCGATCACGGCCGTTCTGTCGATCACCGTGGCCGGCTCTTACACGGTCAATCCGACGACCCCTGCGGCTGAGCCGGTGACCGGCGCGGGGCTGATCGGCGCGCAGTTGAACCTGTCGCTGGGCGTCGCCACCTTCACGATCACAAATGCCGGCGTGTTCACGGCCAACCCGTCTGGCGCGACCTTTACGCAGGCCTCGAGCTCGGGATCGGGCACGGCGGCGACTTTTCAATTTGCTCTGATGGGGCCGAATGTCGTCTCGGTCATCAGCGCCGGCGCCTATAGCGCCTTTCCCGCCAACCCGGCGTCGCAGCTTTCTACCAGCGGCACGGGAGCGGGCGCGACCTTCACGCTGTCGCAGTCTTTAGTGGTGCCGTTTATGGAAGGCGACTGGATCGAGTTGTCTGACATCCTGGGTATGGCCCAGATGAACGGGCAGACCGTGGTGGTGGGGGCGCCGACGGGAAGTTCGTTCCCGCTCTATGACGTCTACGGCAATCCGATCGATTCCACGACATATGGCGTCTACATCTTGGGGGGTGAGGCGGCGCGCATCTACACGATCGGCTCGCCATATGCCGAGCAGGATCTGGAATACATGAAGTGGACGCAGTCGGCCGACGTGATGTCGATTTGCTGCGTGAACCAGCAAAGCGGCGCGGAATATGCGCCGGAGGACTTGTCCCGGAACAGCAATACGGATTGGACTTTTGAAGAGGTCGATCCCTCGCCTAGCGTGGATGCACCAGCTACGGTGAGCGGCGCGGCAACGGCCGCCGGCAATGTGAACTATCAGTACCGGGTCACTTCCGTGGCGCCAGAAGATGGCTCAGAAAGCCTGCCCAGCCCGATCGCTTCCGTGCCGAGTGCGGTCGATATTGCGACCACTGCCGGTTCTATCACCCTGACATGGTCGGCGGTTTCCGGCGTGACGCAGTACATCGTCTACAAGGTGGCGCCGGGCTATGGCGTTGTGCCGGTGGCAGGGGCTCAGTTCGGCTTCGCGGGCTTTGCCTTCGGTACGCAGTTTGTCGACAGCAACATTGTGCCGGACTTCAACCAGGTGCCGCCGGTCTTCCAAAACCCCTTCGCCCGCGGCCAGGTTTTGACGGTGACGCCGGTGGCGGGCGGCGCTGGGTACACGACCACCGCCTTTGCGATCACGACGTCTACCGGCTCGGGCGCGGTCCTGCGAGGCGTTTTGGTCGGCGGCTCGCTGACTGCGGTGATCGTCGATCAGGGCGGTAGTGGGTATGCACCGACCGATGTTGTGGTGGTTACGGGCGATGGCGCCGGTGCCACTGCGACTCTCCAGATCGGCGCCCAGTCCGGCACCTATCCCGGCGTGCCGGCTTATATCCAGCAGCGCCGTTTCTATGGCTACTCGTTCAACAATCCGGACTCGTACTGGATCTCCCAGCCGGGGGCCTACACGAACTTCGACGTGCGCATTCCGCCGATCGAGAGCGATGCGATTTCGGGAACGCCGTGGTCGGTGGCGGTGAATGGCATTCAGGCGGCCGTGCCGATGCCGGGCGGCCTAGTGGTCCTGACGGGACAGGGTGGCTGGCAGCTTACCGGTACGGGCGGTTCGTCGTTCAATCCGCAGCCAATCGGCCCGGCGACGCAGCAGGTCCAGCCGCAGGCCTATAACGGGTGCCACGACCACATCCCGCCCATCAAGATCGACTCCGACATCATCTTTGTGCAGGCGAAGGGCTCGATTTATCGAAACTTCTCCTACCAGTACAACAACAACATCTATACCGGCGCCGATCTCACGCTGAACTCTTCGCATCTCTTCACGGGCTACCAGATGCGCGAGCATGCGTGGTGCGAGGAGCCGTTCAAGGTTCTGTGGGTGGTGCGCGAGGACGGCACCATGCTGAGCCTCACCTATGTGAAGCCGCAGGAAGTGGCCGGCTGGGCGCGGCACGACACCAACGGCATCTTCCAAAGCGTCTGCTCGATCACCGAGCCGCCGGTCGACGCGCTCTACATGGCGACCCAGCGTTACCCGGGCGACAACACGGCTTACATGATCGAGCGCATGGATAACCGGCAATGGCTGACGATCGAGGATTGCTGGTGCGTCGATGCCGGCCTGTCGCTTCCGCAGCCTGAGCCGGACGCGATCTTGAGCGCCAGTTCGGCGAGGGGGCTAGGGGCCATCACGGGCACGACGTCGCTCGTGGGCGGCTCGGGGTATTCGGCCGGCACGACGGCGGTGGTGGTTGACGACGAAGGGAATGGTCCAGGGACCGGGGCAGTCCCGGTACTCACGATCGCCGGCGGCGCTATCACGGCGGTGACCTTTGCGCCGGGCAGCCAAGGCACCGGGTACATCAATCCGCGCCTGGTGATCACGGATACGGCCTATAGCGAAGGCGGCAGTGGCGCTGAGGCGGTGCTGGCTCTGGACAACACGGTGACGCTTGAGGCCACGGGAGCGGTGTTCCAGGCCAGCGACGAGGGCTCAGTGATCCGCGGCGGTGGCGGCCGGGTCACGATCACGAATTATGTGGATGCCATGACGGTCGAGGGCATCGTCACGTCGCCCTTCACCCAGCTTGTCCCCAATAGCGGCGGCCGGGTGCAATTGATGCCATCCGGCCAATGGACAATGACGGCACCGGTTTCGATGGTAAGTGGTCTTCAGCATCTTGCCGGCATGGAAGTGACCGGCTTGGCGGATGGTGAGGTAATCCCCCCGACGACGGTGAGCGCCGCCGGGTCGATCACTTTGGCGACGCCGGCTTCGGCCATCGTGATCGGGCTGTCCTACGGGGTGCAAATTCAGACCATTTATCTTGAGGGCGGCGAGCCCACGATCCAGGGCATGCGCAAGAAGATCGCCGCGGTGAATGCCTTGGTCGAGAACAGCCGGGTCTTTCAGGTCGGGTCCAATCAGCCGGACGGCAGCACGCTCAGCCCTATTCAGACCGCGCCGGAATGGGAGAACCTGGACACCGCTCCGGAAAAGAGCATCCCGCCCTACGGGTCGATCACGCTGCCGCTTTACACAGGCTGGCTGCGTTGCCCGGTGCAGGGCGGCTTTGACGTCGGCGGCCAGATGGCTATCCAGCAACTTGAGCCGCTGCCGGTGAATATCCTGTCCCTGGTGGCCGAGGCGTGGCCGGGTGATCTTCCCCAGAACAAGGAACCGCAACGTGCGGGGAAGTGATAGAATGGGGACCATGAACCTCCAGCGGATCGAAGCGCGTCCCTTTCACTGCGGTGCCATCGTGCGGCGCATGCGGTTCGATCATCGGGTGGCCCTGTCCCATATCGGCCTCAATGCCCACCGCGAGCTCCGGGACTCTTTCGACCGCTCTTACCTGCGCTATGCGTGGCTGCTGGACGGCCGGCTGGTGGCGATCGCCGGCATCATCGGGCAGTACGCCTCGAGCGAGGGCAGCATCTGGATGGTCCTGACGGAGGAGATCACCCTGCGGCCGCGGGTGATCGTGAAGGAAATCCGCCGGGTGCTGGATGAGGCCATGTCGACCAAGACGCGCCTGGATACGACGGTGCTGGCCGGGGACGACGCGGCTCTGCGGCTGGTGTGCTTTCTGGGGTTCCATGCCCCGGATGCGCCCGGGGCGGCCTATACCAAACGGGGCCGCGCGACGCTCAAGCGGCACCTGGAAGAGACGCCGGACTATCGGCACTACATCGGGACCGGCTATGCCGTCGGGCTCGAGTACACGGCGGAGGCGGCCGGTGCCTGAGAACCTTCCAGCCCTGGCCCACGAGCCGGCGCCGCTGGTGCCCTTTGCGGGCGCGGCCATCCCGGCGATGCTTCCGCACGAGATCGAGAACGTCCGCGACCTTGAGGCCGTTCTTTTGACGATGCCCCAAGTCTCGATCGTCACCGGCCATATCATTCACGGCGGCATGTACGCCCGGACGGTGAAGATCCCGGCCCGGGTGATCATCACCGGCGTGCTGGTGAAGGTGCCGACGATCCTGATCGTGCAGGGCTGCGCGCTGGTCTACATCGGCTCGGCTGAACTGGAGCTCGATGGCTACAACGTCGTGCCGGCCGCGGCCGGGCGGAAGCAATCGTTCATCGCGCGGTCTGACGTCTACCTGACCATGATCCTGCCGAGCGAAGCGACGGACGTGGGCGCGGCCGAGTCGGACTTCACCGACGAAACGCATCTGCTGGTTTCCCACAAGGACCCGGAACTGAACCACACGATCATCACCGGAGAGCCCCGTGGCCGGAATTAGCGCAGCAACGATCTTCGCCGGAGCCTCAGCCGCGGCTTCAGTCGCGGGAACGGCGGCCAAACTCGGCGGTTCGGCCAAGGGCGCCCAAGGTGCGCGGCGATCGGGAGAGGGCGCGGCTCAGGCCTACCAGTACCAGGCCCAGGTTGCTCGGAATAACGCCCGCATTGCCGAGATGCTGGGTGAGAACGCGATCGGCACGGCCTTCACCAAGCAGGCCAATCACGGCATGAAGACGGCCCAGCGCACGGGCAAGATCACGACCGGGCAGGCGGCGTCCGGGGTCGACATCAATACGGGCAGCGCGGTGCAGGTCCGGGCCGGCCAGCGCATGGTCGACAAGCTCGATGCCGAGAACATCATCCACCAGGGCCAGCTTGAGAATTGGGGCTATCGCAACAAGAAGGACCAGTACGAGTCGGATGCCAATTTGCTGGATATGAAGGCTCAGAATGCCCGGATTGCGGGGGAGACCAGCGGGGATGCGGCCATGCTTTCGGGTGCGGGATCGTTCCTCGAGACGGCTTCGTCGCTGCCGATGAAATTTAAGTGGGACAGCGAGGTTACGGGCAGCGACGACAGCGGGCCGGCCGGCGGTGTCCCCGATACGGGAGTGTGATAATGTTCCCCCGCTTAACCAAGGGAGAACATCAATGACTCGTCTTTTCGTAATGGCTTTGTGCCTGATTTTGATGGCTTGTGCGGGTGTGCCGGGCCACGACGACAGCGGCCCCGACGGGGGCGTCCCCGATACCGAATACGCCAGCATTGGCGAACTGATCGACACTCTGGACGTCCCCAAGTAGGGGCGCCAAGGAGGCTCCAATCGCTGTTTCCGCACCCCTTGTTCCCGAGACCGAGCCAGGCCGCGCGCCGGCGACGTTTCAGGATTCCAGCCAAGCCACGCCGGACGCCTTTGGTGCCGGCGTCGGCCGTGCGCAGCAGCAGCTTGGGGCGGCGACGCGGGAGGTTGGCGCTGACCTGATCAAGGCCGGGAACTTCTTCGGTGACGTCGCGGCTGACGAGCAGATCAACAACTACGAAGAGGGCGTCCGCAAGGTCCTTTACGGCGACCCGGAAACGGGGACGCCCGGGTTTCTGAACCTGAAAGGCAAGGCGGCGCTGGAAGCCCGCCCTGCGGTCGAGAAGCAAATTGAGACGCTGATGCAGCAGACCCGTGGCAACTTGCTCACGGCTAAACAGCAGATGCGTTTCGATGGATCCTCGCGTCGCTTCCGGAACATCACCAATGCCCAAGTCGGCAACTATGCCACCCAGCAGGAGAAGGTCTGGGCGACCGGGACGCACAAGGCGAGCGCCAAGCTGGCCATGGAAGATATCTCCATGAAGCCAACCGACGTCGAGGCCGTGGGCAATGGCACGTCGAACCTGATCTCTGCCTATGTCAAACTTGCCGAGATGGACGGCGCGCAGCCGGGCGACCCGATGTACGAGGAGGCCGTGCAGCGCGGGAAGCGGGATGCCTTTGCTGTGCAGTTGGATGCGATCGCCGTCGAAGACCCGGCGCGGGCGATGCGCATGCTGGAAAAGAACAAGGCCACGGCCGGGACGCTTTACGACAATCTCTCCAGCCGGTTCCGGGCTCGAGCCGACCAGCAAGTGGGGCAGGAGACGGCGGACCGCATTATCGGTGGCGGCACGTCACTGAAGGCTGGTGACGATACGCTGGGGGTGATCCGGCATTTTGAGGGTTTCCGAAGCGCGGCCTACGAGGACAAGTCGCCGGGCGCCAAGACGGAATGGCGAGTGGGCTACGGCTCAGACACGGTGACGCACGCCGATGGCACCTATTCCAAGGTGACGAAGGATACCGTCGTGACCAAGGAGGACGCCGAGCGCGACCTGGCCCGGCGTGCCGGATTGAGCCAGCAGGACGCGCGCAAGGCCATTGGCCAAGAGGCATGGGACAAGCTCGATGCCCGCGCCAAGGCGTCGCTGACGTCGATCGCCTACAACTACGGCACCCTGTCGAAGCCGGAACTTGCCACGGTGAGAGAAGCGGCGAAGGCCGGAGATACCGAGAAGCTGGCGGCTGCCATCACGGCTCTGGGCACCCACAATGGCGGAATCAATGCCCGCCGGCGCGCGATCGAGGGCGCCAACGTGAAGGGGCAAGTCGGTCCGGAGGGGCGCGACTCGCTGCCGGACCAGGCCAGCGTGATGAACGCTATCGAGAACGACCCCAGCCTGACACCGCAGGCCAAAGCGTCGGCGATCGCCCAGGCCAACCGCACCTATCAGGCCTCGCGCACGGCCCAGATCGCGACCAAGACCGCCTTTGACAGTCAGGTGAAGGACAGCACGGCGGAAGCCATGATGACCGGCGCCACGACGTCGCCCATTCCTGAAAGCAGCTTTGTCCAGCAGTACGGCCCCACAACGGGCCCGGTGAAATATCAGGAGTATGTGAACGAGGTGCAATTCGGTGCGGACCGGCATTCGTTCGAAACGATGTCGGAGCAGGATATCCGCCGGGTGGTCGAGGCCAGGATGCCCAAGCCGGGCGAGGGCGGCGTCTATGCGCCGGGCTATGCCAATCAGGTCGAAAAGGTCCAGCGCCTACAGAAAGAGGCCGACCGGATAACGAAGCAGCGGTACGAGGATCCGGCCGGCGCGGTAGACCGCATGCCGGCGGTACAGGCGGCGTGGAAGCTATATGACCCGAAGCAGCCGGAGACGTTCGCTGCCGTGGCCGCTGCCCGCAAGAACGCTCAGGATATCCTTGGGATCGACCCGGAGTATCAGGCGGTCATTACGAAGGCTGAAGGGCTGAAGCTGACCGAGCCGCTGATGCGGGCGCCGCCGTCGCCGATCGAGCAGAAGAAGGCGCTGGAGGAGATGGGCCAGAACTTCCGCAAGATGTTTGGTGACGATGCGCCGGCGGCCATGGCCTATGCGCTACGGGCCCGCAAGGTGAGCGTCGAGACGGCCCAGGTGGCGGGCCGCATCATAAGCAAGATGGCGATCGGCGAGGGCATTTCCGAAATCGACGCCCGGGAGTTGGACTTTGCGCGCGATGTCGATGCTGCCCAGAAGGCGGCATGGGGCCCGACGGGCACCGGTGGCGATCGCAACGTGGTCGACCGCGGCCCGAACTTCGCCGGGCGCCAGCGTGCTCAGCCCCGGGTGATCGGCAATCCGGAGAATGACACCGGGGTTGAGGGGTCGCCTGTGATCAACATCACGCCGCCGGGGCGTGCCGTACAGGCTCTTCTTGCCAACCCTGAGCGCCTGAGTGCATTCCGTGAGGAATATGGCGACAAGGCTGCTGAGGACGTGGTGAAGAAATTCCCGGTGATCTTCAAGAAAGAAGGCCGCGGTGGCTGACGATCCCGATGACGTTGGCGTACTCACGGCTACAGATGCCCCCGTTCCCGCGCCTTCGCTTCGACCTGCGGAGCCCGGTGAAGGCAGCCAGGCGGCAGAGGCCGCTGCTGCGCGAGCCACGATTGCCAGACTACCGCGGCGGCGCGTTGCGCCTCCGGTACAGGCCACGCCGTCGACCCAGACGGAACCGGTCGCGCCGGGGGGCAACTTCTTCTCGCAATTCCGGAATGACCCGCCAGACGATGGCGTAGAGCTCGCCGAGCGCAATCGCCTGAACCGGCAAGACGGCTTCTACCGGGGCAGCTTGGCGGGCTCGATGCGCCTGTCCGCGCTTGCCCATATCTACGAGACGCCGGACGGCCCGGACGTGACGCCTGAGCGTAAGGCGGTGAACGATGAGATGCGCGCGGAATACCAGCGCGTCGTGGCGGACCTTGCCAAGCACGACATGATTCCGGGTTTCGGCTCGACGGCTGAGGCGTTGGTGGCGTTTGCCGGCCAGCTTGAGGGCACGATGATCAGCCCGGAAAGCTGGATCGGCTGGGGCGCCAAGGGGGCGACGTGGCTGGCGCGCACGCTGAGCGCGGCCGGGCAGCAGGCGGTTATCCAGGGCGTGACGGACCCGGTTATCCAAGCCGCGAACATCGGCGCCGGCGTGAAGGACCAATACGACCCGGTGCAGACGGTGCTGTCGATGGGCTTGGGCGGCGTGATCGGCGCCGGCGGACACCAGGTTGGGGAGATTGGCGGCCGGCTGATGACGCGCCGGATGCTGGCCGATCTGGGGAAGATGGACTCGGCGTATGTGAACTCGGTGATCGCCGACGAGATGGGCGCGTTGGAGCGCGGCGTGGTGCCGCGGACGGATGCGGTTCCGGCGGAAGCGCCCGTTGCTCGCCAATACGAGCCGGGACCGCCCACGTCTTTCAACGACGTCGTTGCGGGCATCCAGGAGGGCTATGGCCTTCAGGGCGCCAAGTATAAGGAAGAGGCGCGCTTCGCTGCCTTCCGGGAGGAAGTCGGCGCTGACATCGACGGCCTGCTGAAGCGGTACGATCTGGATGAGCCTGTCGGCGTCGAATTGTCGAAGTATTACGACCGGGCGCCGGGCGAGAATCCCAAGGCTGCTCTCGAGCGTGCGCTAGACGAGTGGTATGCCGACGTCGAGGCCAAGGCGATCAAGCTGTCGGACATCGACACGCCGGACAGCCGGCTGAAGGCAGACTGGGACGAGGCGCAGCGGATCCAGGAGAACTACGATCGCTGGAATGCGTCGCAGCCGTTCACCTACCAAGAGGGCAAGCTGGCGTCGTTCGGGCAGGGCACCGAGCGCACGTTGCAGGGCATGTCGCCCACGGCTGGATTGACAGGGAGAGCTCCAAATGATGTCCCGTTTGAGTCCGGAGGCACTGCGGCGAAAGGCGGCGATTTTCCAGAAGGCCGCGTCCCTGAACCCGGAAAAGAAGGCGGACCTGCTGGAGGCGGCGAGGTCGGCGCAACTGGCGGCGGACGTGGCGGAGAACGGCTTGGGGCCCAAGCCGCAGCCATTGGGACAGAACGGCTAGGAGGGCCGGCGCTGACGACTGAGCGCACGGCCCAAGGCGAGCAAACCCTGATCCCGGGCGTCGAGCCGATCACCGATCGTCAGCGTCTCGAGGCGGAAGGCGCCAAGCCGCTGCGTGGCGGCAACGCGGCGCCGGGCGGCATGTTCGATACCGATGCCCGTGCGCAGGGTGATCTGCTTGGCCGCAAAATTCCGGATGACGTCCAAGGCATTGCCCAGCGCAAAAAGGGCGGCCGGATGGAGGGCGAGACGGTGCGCCCGGACGACGGCATTTCGGGTGCGCCGAGTCCGGAGAAAGACCTAGCCGTGCGCAGCCTTCAGCAGATGTCGTTCGATCTGGCGAAGGCGTTGGACTTCCCGCTGCGACAGGGCCGCGTGCAGTCGCGGGACCTGTCCGGACAATTCAGCCCGCGGACTGGCGTGGTGCGGGTGCGTGAGGTTCCTGATTTCGAAGTGGTGAGCCACGAGGCCGGCCACGCGCTTGAGGCCAAGATTGGCAAGGAACTGACAGACCTGACGGAGCGATTTGAAACCGAGCTCGCGCCGATGGACTACGAGAAGGACAAGGCGCGCGTCAACGAAGGCTTCGCCGAGTGGGTGCGCCTGTTCCTGAACAATCCGGCCTATGCTGAGAGGCAGGCGCCCGGGTTCACGACGGCGTTCCGGGCGTTCATGCAGAAGGAGCATCCTGATCTGCTGACCGCGCTGGATGCCACGGCCGCCAACAAGATCGCCTATGACAAGGCCAGTTCGGTCGATGCCGTCGGCGCCGTGGTGCGGTCCTACAATGAGGACGAGCACGTCGTTAAGGAGACGCTGGCCGCGCTGAAGAAGAAGGAAATGCCGCCGGTCATCAAAGCCTTCATGCACGAGTCCTACACCGCGCTATTCGACAAGTACGCGCCCATGACGCAGGCGATCCGGGAAATGGCGATCGCCATCCGTGACAAGAGCGGCGTGCCGGTCGACCTGAAGGCTGCCTACAATCCGGAGAAGATGATCCGGCTGCTGGATCGCTCCCGGCAGGGCGCGGTGGATGCGATGCAGTACGGCGTCACGCCTCGCGATTCGGTCACGCCGGACGGGCCATCTTTGACGGATGCACTGGTGCTGGCGACGGGGCAGACGTCGGCCTGGGGCGCGTGGGATCCGGTGCGGCTGCGGGACTTCGATACCTACCTGATTGCGCGCCGTGCCGTCGATCTGTGGCGCCGCTTCGATGCCGGGGAGTTGGCCAATCCACCGGTGGCGTTCTCGCCCGGGGATGCGGCCATGGCGGTGCGCGAACTCGAGGCGGCTTTCCCTACGTTCAAGGACGCGGGCGAGATGGTGCAGGGCTACGCGCGCCAAATCCTGCGGAAGAAGTTTGAGTCCGGATTGCTGAAGGCCGACTCCTACCAGGCGATCCTGGATACCGATGGGTTCTATGTGCCGTTCTACCGCGACCGGCGAGACCTGCCGGGCAGCGGTGGCAGCGGCACGGGCGGCGCCATGGAGGGCGGCCCGGGATTGGTCGACGCAACGCACCGCATCAAGGGTTCGTCGCGCGACATCTACAGCCCCGTCGAGTCCCTGATGCGGGACACGTTCCTGATGGAGCACCAAGTCCGGCTGAATGACATCGTGAATGCGCTGGGCCAATTCGGCGAGCGCGCCGGCGTGGCGGGCGGCAAATACATCGAGCGCATCCCGGCCTTCGAAGCCCGCAAGCATGTCGTGCCGCTCGGGGAAATCCTCGAGAACAAGGTCCGCGAGATGGGCATGACGAAGGCGGAGGGCGATGCCTTCCTCGCGTCGATGGGCGATCTGGCCCGCGAAGACCCGCTGATGGGCTCGTTCTTCAAGATGGAACAGACCAGCGGGAAGGGCGAGCCGATCGTCTTTTCGAAGCAGGGCGGCGAACTCGTGGCCTGGCGCGTCATGTCCGAGAAGGAGGGCTATCCGCTCTATGAACTCCTGACCGCGGCGCCGGATGCGATCAGCGACGTCTGGGTCCAGTTGATCGGCACGGCGGCCGGGATCAAGCGCGCCGGCATCACGACCAACCCGGTGTTCGCCCTCTCCAACTACATCCGCGACCAGTTTGCCGCGGCCATTCTCCGGTCGGATTACATCCCGATCCTGAGCGGCCTGCGGGGCATGGCGGACGAGATCAACCAAGCGCCGGCGGCCCGGCAGTATGCGGCGGCCGGTGGCGTCTCGGGCGGCGCGGCGACGGGTCCGATCGACCGGGCGGTGGAACTGGAAATCGACGCCCTGCGCAAGCGCGGCTTTGCGGTGCAGCGGTTCACGTCGTTCAAGGGTCTGCTCGAGTTGGCGAGCTTCACCGAGGCCGGCACGCGCAATTCCATCGTGGCCAAGGTCTACGAGACCAAGAAGTCGCAGGGGCTATCGGATGTCGAGGCCTTGGCGGAAGCGGTGAAGGAAGCCCAGGACATTATGGACTTCTCGCGCCATGGCTCCCGGACGCTGGCGATCACCAAGATGATCCCGTTCCTGAATGCCACGGCACAGGGTCTCGACAAGGCGCGACGGACGATGATCGAGCCGCTATGGCAGCGTATGCGTGATGGGCAGGTCTTCGCGGAAGACTCCGACACGTTCAAGAACGCGCTCATGGCGTGGGCCAAGATGGGCGGACTGGGCGCTGCGACCGGCGCTGCCTGGGCCGCGATCAATTGGGAGAAAGAGGCTTACCGGGACGCCAGCGTGAAGTTCAAGGCGACGCACATTGTTGTCCCATATGGCAACAAGATCGTGGTGGTGCCGAAGCCGTTCGAATTGGGGCTGGGCTTCACCTTGGGCGAGTACGCCTTTGCCCGGCTGATGAAGGACGATCAGCGCGCCGGCGGCCAATTCATGGAAGCGGCGTGGGATGTGCTGAAGCTGCCGTTGCAGGATATCCCGCTGGTGACGTCGGGCACTGAGCTTGCGCTGGGCAAGAGCCTGTTCACCGGCCGCGACATTGTGCCGAGTGCGTTGCAGGGCCTTCCGTCCGAGATGCAATTCACCGACCGCACGTCCGAGGCGGCGAAGTGGCTGGGCCAGCAGACGGGCATGTCGCCCATCAAGATCGAATACTTCGTCGGCTCGCAATTCGGCAATTGGGGGCGCGATGCGCTGGCGCTCAGCCAGGGTGTCGGTGAGGACGCGCCGGCGAAGGACTTCGACGATCGCATCTTCCTGCGCCGGTTCGTGAAGGATCCAACCCGCTCGAGCGATGCCGTCACGAAGTTCTGGGATTTCATGGGCCGCACGACGGGCAAATACAATCAGTCGCTTGGCGCCTATGACACGCTGGTGAAGGGCTTCCAGGAGCAGAAGGCGGCGGAATTCCTGTCGAAGCTGCCGGCGGCGGAGAAGTCTTTCGTGACGCTGCGATCGGCCGCGGACGAGAATGGCAAGCCGGCGTTCTCTGCCGACGAGAAGCGGCTGCATCCGCTCCAGCGGGCCTATGACGCAGTGACCATCGTGAACGGCATGCGCAAGGAGATGGCAACAAACAACTTCGCCACCTACGAGGGCGGCGCCCGGGTCAAGCTGGACCCGGAGATGCGCCGCGACCTGCTGGATAACATCCGCGAGCTCGGCCAGATGGAGATGCGGAACGCTTTGGTAGCCTTGGGGGAGCCTGGGTATGTCGGGCGTCCGATTCTCGACGTGAATGATGTGATGCTGAAAATCAGGCATCTTTCACCAGAAGTCGCCAATGAACTTGCTACACGCTACGCAACAGCAAAGATTTATAAGACGGAAGAAGTCGTCAAGGTTTGGCCGCGTGCTCAACGAGACCTTTCGCGCTTTGGCTCCGGAGCAGATATTCAGGGGCTTTCTTACGAAGCCAAGGGCGCTGGATATGAGTTCGGGGGGGAGAGAGTCCGTAAGCCCGCGAAGAGGCGGGTGTCTATTGAGGGATCGCCATAAATGGCACAAACGATACGGCCGGACGAAATAGAGATAAGGCGGCGACTGTCATATTCGCCGCTGACGGGGCAATTCATCTGGATCGCGGAAGCAACAAGCGGTCCGAGGATGGTCGGGAAAATAGCCGGGACCATTAACAATCAGGGCTATGTCCACATTTCTATCAATCGGCAGAAGCATGTTGGCGGTCGGCTGGCGTGGCTATACATGACCGGCGAGTGGCCCGAAGAAGAAATAGACCATGTGAACAGGTGCCGAGCAGACAATCGCTGGTGCAACCTTCGTAAGGCGACAGACTCGCAGAATGCGACCAACAGCAAATTACGCAGCACCAATACGTCTGGCTTCCGGGGCGTTAGTTGGTTTGAGCCGTTGGGCAAATGGAAGGTTTCGGTAACCCGCAATAGGGTGCGTCGCCATCTCGGGTACTTTGACTGTGTGGCAGCAGCGTATTGTGCTTACTTGGTGGGTGCGGCCGAGGCCCATGGTGAATTCACGCCCTTTTCCCTCGAGCGCCGGGCTCCCATCGCCGGATCGCCGGCCGGCCCTACCCCCTAGATGTTGATTAGTTTCCCACACAACCCGTGGTATCTTGTGACCTAGAGGACACCCTATGAAGCGCATCCTGATTGGCCTATTCGCCGCGTTGCTGGCATTTCCCGCCCTAGCTCAGATCCCGGGTGGAAATGAAATAGCCATTGGCCGCACTCCGGTTATCGGCGGGACCAATAATCAGTGCTTGTACGTCGCGGCCGGCAAGGTCGGCAATCAGGCCTGCGGCGGCTCCGGCACGGTCACCAGCGTTTCCGTCGTCAGCGCGAACGGGCTTGCGGGCTCAGTGGCGACGGCCACTACGACGCCGGCTATTACGCTTTCGACGTCGATCAATTCGCCAGTGCTGGCAGGCAACGGCACCGCGCTGGCGGCGGCCACGACAACCGGCACCGGGTCGACGGTCGTTCTGAACAACGGGCCTACGCTGATTGCCCCGGTACTAGGCACGCCGGCATCCGGTGTGGCCACCAACCTGACGGGTACTGCTGCCGGACTGACGGCCGGCACCGTCACGACGAATGCCAATTTGACGGGCCCAGTCACCAGCAGCGGGAACGCCACCTCCTTTGCCGCCGCGGCCGATCGCATCGCCTACCTCTGCGTCACCTGGACGGGCGGTGGCACCACGGTCACCCGGAACGTCGGCTACACGGCTACGATCACCATGAACGCCGCCGGAGATTATACAGTTACATCTGGCACCGCCCTTCCTGCGGCGGCCACTTGGACTTACGGCATGTATGCGGGCAACAGTATTATTGGCTCCACGGCTATCATCATGGTGGCAGCGCTGGCGGCCCCTACGACTACGGCACTCCGGGTCATTTCTCTCTCATCGGCGTTCCTTTTGTCTGATGCCGTCACCTACTGGGCATGTGCTTACTAGGGAGGCACCGATGAAGCGCGTTGCGATTGCTCTGTTTCTTCTCGCGTGGCCGGCTGCGGCCCAAGAGCAGCGGAATCCCATCGAGAAGTCGGATGCCGAGGTCGACACGGCGGTGATCCTGTATGGGCGCGCATGCCGCGCTGCGACCGACCAAGAATGGCTGATCATCTGTGCAGCCGCCGTGACGCAGGCCCGCAAAGAACTCGAGGCGAAGAAGCCGAAGCCCCCGGAGGAAAAGAAACCCTAGATGGACGATTCCCCGTTGCGGACGTTGCTGTCGAAGCACCAGGAAGGCATGGCCGGCGCCACGGTCCTGTCCCTGTTTGCGAGCTTGGGCTATGCGGTCCTGAAGCAATTCGACCTATGGCGTGCGCTTCAGGCGACGGCGCTGGGGTGCCTGTTCTCGGCCTCCGGCTATCTCTTCCTGGCAGAATATCTCGCGCTGCCGGTGTTCTTCGTGGTGCCGATCGGACTGGGGGCGGGCTTCGGCGCCTACCCTATTGTGAAGGCGTATACTGAACGTGATGGCTCGGTCGCTGGCTGGCTCATTGATCGCTTCGGCAAGAAGGAAAAGCCGTGATGAACGATCCCAACAATCTCCAGCATGTGCTCTGGAGCGCGTCGACCCCTCTGTTCTGGAAGGGCATGTCGCTGGTCGCCACCGTGAATGCGGGGCTCCTGTTCTATGCCCTGCTGGTGAACCATGAACGTAACGCGCTGACCTACGCAAGGTTGCTTTGGCTCGGCGGTGCAATCTTGGCGATCTTCATCCCGTGGAATAGCGGCATGATGATCTGGTCGCTGGCTGCGATCATTACGTCCGGGGCGTGGATGTCGGTGCTGGTCAACGTCGGCTGGTGCGCACGGCACGGCCGGTTCATGGACAAGGTGCTGGCGATCTTCCGCGAGGCCGTCTGGCACAAGAAGCCGCACCGGGTAGGAGACGACTGATGGCTGTTCCGTCACAGAAGGTCGAAGACCTGATCAGCAAGATCATCAAGCGTGAAGGCGGCTATGTGAATAACAGCGCCGACGCCGGCGGCCCTACCTGCTGGGGCATCACGCAGGCCACCCTGTCCCAGTGGCGCGGCTATCCGGTGACGGCCGAAGAGGTGGCCATGCTGCCGATCGACGTTGCCCGGCAGATTTACCGGAAGAACTATTTCTATGCCCCGGGCTTTGATGCGATCGAGGATCCCGAGCTACAGGAATTCATGGTCGACTTCGGCGTGAACAGCGGGCCTGGCGCGGCGACCAAGGCGCTCCAGACGTCCCTGCTCGGCATGGGTCTCAATCCCGGCGGCGTCGATGGCGACCTGGGGCCCAAGACCCGGGCGGCCCTGGCGCTGTGCAAGAACATCCCCGAGCTCTACTACCGGATCAAATCCGAACGCTGGGAACTGCTGCTGCGCTATGTCGGCAAGGATCACCGGCAGGCCATCTTCGCCGCGGGCTGGGCCAACCGGCTCGATGAACTGAACGACGACTAGGAGGCTACATTGCCCAATCAAGCACAGATCGAAAGCATCGTCCGCTGGCTCCTGACCACTGGCGGGCCGCTCGCTGGCTACCTGGTCTCGCAGGGGGCCACCCAAAGCCAGATCAACAACCTGCTGACGGTCGCCCTGGTGGTCGTGCCGCCGGCGATCAGCTTCGTGTGGGGGCTGCTGCGCAAGACCGACAAGCAGGTAGTGGCGGCGGCCGGCGCCCTGCCCGGCGTCCATGTGGCGGTCGATCCCACGGCCCCGGCGGGCGCCATGGCGGCGGCCCTCGATCCCAAGGTTAACGGCGTTAGCCCCGTCTGAAGGAGGTCCCCATGACCCGCTTGCTTATCTCGATCGCTTTGGCCGGTTTCGTGGCTGCCTGTGGGGCTCCGGGCCAGTCCGGCTCGCCCAGCCCGGCCCAGTCGGTCTTTGCTGCCAAGACGGCCTACGTCGGGGCGCTGGTGGTGGCCACAAAGTACAACGCCATCCCCCGCTGCGGCCGGCCGGCGTCGCCCCCGATCTGCTCGGACGAGAGCGTCGTGCTGCAACTGCGAAAGGCCGATGCCGTGGCCGGCGCCGCCCTGGACGGGGCAGAGGCCATCGTCCGCCAGCCGGGCGTCCAGGACAGTGTGGCGATCGCCGCGGCCCGGTCGGCGACGGAGGCGGTCAAGCTGCTCCAGACCGTGCTCACCACCTACAGCGTAAAATAGGCCAGCCATGGACAACAACATGCTCATCCTGCTCCAGGTCATCGCCCTGCTGCCGACGGCTATCCAGGCCGGGCTCGAGATCAAGAACATCTCGGACCGGGTTTCTGACATTCTGACCAGCGGGCGAGAGCCGACGGCTGCTGACTGGGACGCGCTAAATGCCGAGATCGCCGTGCTGCGGGCGGCGCTCAACAAGGATCCGGACTAGCCGCCGGCCATTTCTCCTCCCCCATTAGAGGGAGAGAGGGCGGCGCGGGCGATGTTTTGGATTTGTTTCCACGCTAAATAAACGGCACTGCCCCAGGCTGCCACTGAATGCGCGCCGGCGTCAGGAAAAGGCATAGTTGGTGTTCGGCTAATTCTCTCCAGCGCCTTCTCCAGTTCCTCTATCCGCTTGGAGGAGGAGAGGCGGGCGGTGTCGATGGCTTCAGCAATCTGGACTGCCTTATAGGCGTCTCCGCTGTCGGCGTGATCCTGAAGCCAAAGCTGCCATTCGTCGGCGTTGCTTGTGATGGGCCGCTTCATGCCATTTCCGCCTTGGCGATAGCAGCGTTCGCGGCGGCAAGGCGATTGCGAACTTCGTCGCCCGAGAGTGGTACGCTGGCATCATCTACCTCGACCAGATCGCGGACTGCATTGAGCAGGCCGTTCATTCTGGAGACGATGAGAGCGGCGGCACTTACCGGGTCATCGCCCCCAACCTGGATGCGTTGGGCGTCGCCGGGAGGATAGATGTACGAAACCTGAAGGCCGGTTTCGGCGTCGAAGCTCGCCACGTCGAGGCGGCTCGTGCGCCATTGGGCCTGCTTCTTTGTCATTGTGTGTTCTCCAGCGTCTGGTTTGTCTGTCATGGGGTGGGCTCCTGCATCAATTCCTCGACGATCCAAAGCATGGCGGCCAGCACGCTGCGAAAATTCATGCTCTCGCGAGGATGTGGCCGGCGCGGGTTCCAACGCTCGTCCATCACCACAACGTCACCGGGTTTGCCACGTATGCGAAACGCTCGCTCACGGCCGCCATCTTTGTCAGATGTCGAGCCATTGGGGTGAGCGTGCCGCCATGCCGATACCTTGCCGGGGCACTGTTCCGCGTACACATCCCAGTGGCCCGGGTTGCGATAGCCGATGGAGAAGCCGAGCGGAAAGAATGGCTGAGCCGCATCGAAGAAGTGCTTTTCGGCCGCGATTTCTGCGGCGCGCATTGAGGCGTAGGAGGTCTTTTCCTTGAGGGTTAATTCGCTCATGTCGTGCCTCCGTCTTCTCCGTCTGTGGAACTGGGGGTGATACCGGACGCCTTCCAATCGAGAACGACATCGCCGTCCTTCAATGCGGTCGTGAAGCGCCAGGAATTGTCGTTGATGAGGATGCGGTCGATCCTGTTGACGCGCATATTCCATCGAAGGGTTTCTTCCTTCGGGTCGTTGCGGGCCTCGACTTCCTCGCGCGTCTCGATCCGGCCGCCGAGGTAGTACATGTTGCTGCTGGCGACTTCCTTGCTGTCGGGGTCCTTGGGGCCGCGCCCGCGCGTTGAAAAGCGAAATCCATAGGGCGTCGCGCCGTGTCGCTGCGTGATCGAGCGCGCCATCTGCTGGGCGGCTTCAACGTCCCAAGACGCGATTGGTTTCTGGTCCTGCTCCGACATGAAAGTGCCGGGGCTGTAGAACGTCACGAAATGCTGCGTCACCGAACCAGAGTCGGAAGGTGTCGAGGCGGGATTCCCGAGCGCGTCAGCGGTGGGTAGATTGTCTTTGCTCATGTCGGCAGCCTCCCCAGGACGATCCCGATCACGATGCGATCGCCGGCGCCGATTGGCAGGGTGACGGCCTCGCGCCATTTGGTGCTACCCATGGCGATATCGAGGATGGCCTGGAAGGTGGCGTTGTCCTCGAGCGCGGCGCGGCGCAGGACTTCGATATTGCCGTAGTGCTGAAAAACGGTCCGGACAGAGACACCGGCGGCCTTGGCCACTTCGGTCACGGCGGGCTGGAAGATGCCGGACTGCATGGCGCGGCGGGTGGCTTCCATGATTGCGGCCTTGCTGCGGATCAGGCGCCGGTTCCGGCCGTCGGGCTGCCTGCCCATGGTGATGCCGTCCATCATGTTGCGTCCTTCATCTTGGCTTCTTCGGTTGCGATCATCTCGAGGGCTTGGGTCACGCCGGGATGGCCGTGTGGGTAGTGGCGGAGAAAGAAGCCCTTGAGCCACCGGAACACTCCGGCGCGGCCCGTGTAATTCTTGTCCCACCAGCGGGCGTTGTTGGTCTTGTGCAGGGAATAGTTTTCGCCGTCGTGCCAATCTGGGCGCAACGGGACCGCGAGGAAGTCGGTGACGCGCTTGCCGCCGGAGCGCACTACGAGCTCACGAGCATGGTGAGCAACGCAACCAAGGTCGCCCGTGACCAGACACTTCTGGGCGCGCACTAATGCAAGGTGCTTCTCGCAGTAGACCGGGCCCTTTGGATCCTGCGAGACGCCCAGCGCCTTGGGCACCAGGTTCTTCGGCCTGCTGGCCTTGACCTTCTTGCGGGCTTGGGCGTCTTTGCCGCGGGCGAATGACATTAGACTAGGCTCCATATCAAACGAGCGAGCCACATGCCCGCGATCATGCCGAAGAGGAAGCCCGTGGTGAAAGGCCATTTGACTGTCATCGGTAATCCCCCGGCTCTGGCGGCGGCGGTTCTGGCCCGCGCTTTGGTTCCTTGAACACGACGCCGTTGGTGGCGCCGAACATATAAATCCACTCACGCAAGGCGGCGCACTGCTCGGTATTCAGGTCGCTGGTGTGGGGCAGCAGGAAAGCGAACTCGTCGCCCTCCAGTGCCGTTACCATTTCCCGCTCCTGCTTGGTCTCGATCAGCCAGCCCAGCGTGCAGCGGCGCTTCCACCAGACTAGATCGTGGAACTCGCCATCGTTCCGCGGGGGTGGGGGCCACGCCAACTGCTCGGCGATATCCGTGAGGCACGCATGGATGGCGGCGTTCTGGGTATCGCTGCGCGTCGGCTTGCTGATGCGAACCTGCATGCCGATTGGCGCCCGCTGGACCGCCACCAGCGCAAAGCGGCGGTCCCGTTCCTCCCGGATGATGTAGGTCTGGACGGCCATTACGCCGGCGTCTCCCTGGCCAGCACGGCGCTATAGAGGCCGAGCGTCATGGCGATCGCCTCGCGGATGCGTTCGAACTTGTGCTCCGCCATCTCCTTGATCTTGACCCGGTAGAACTCCTCCCAAGCCTTGGCCTCTGCCGGGGTGCGCTTCGGATCCTCCAGCCACTCGTCGCTGAAGTCGAAGAACTTGCGGGCCGTGTCGAACATTTCGAACGTGATCGGCTCGTCGTCGGCCGCGGGCTTGTCGTTCTCGTCCACCGCGTCGGTGATGCCGGGCTTCTGGTCGGCCGGCTTATCACCTCCGGGGGGCGTATCCTTGGCGGGCTCGTCCTTCTTGCCCTTGTGGGCGGCGGCGCGCTTCGGTTTCTCGGGCTTGGCTTTGGGATCGGCCGGCGGCGGGTCCTTGGGCTTCTCGACGTAATCGCTCTTGTTGGGCTCGGCCGGAGCAACCGTTGCGGTGCCGGCTGGCGTGACGTCGACCATGGCCTGATCCTGCAATTCCTCGGCGGAATGCAGCCCGCGCAAGACGTCGGCGAACATATCCCGGAGCAGCCAGCCGCGGACGCGCACCGTCATCATGCGGCCTGGGGTGAGCTTCCACGGACCGTCCTTGTTGGTCCAGCCGGCGCGTTGGCATTCGACGTAGGTAAGGGTGCGCTCCTTCCACGAGGCCTCGCCCTTCCGCTTGACCTTGCACCAGGCGATCGTCGGCTTGCCCTGATCGTCGACCTCCAGTCCTTCCTGAAGATCCTCGAGTTGGTTGGATGCGCGGACCACGGCCATGAGGCCGTCACCGTACAGGCCCGGCATGCCGTTGATCACGGCAAGCGACTGTAGCGACGCCATCGGCGTCAGGCCGACTTCCATCCCGTGCATGATGGCAACCGCCACCTTGTCGGCCTGGGGCACGCCGTTCAGCACATAGCTCTTGGGCGCCATGTTCGCCCGGCAGATGGCACTGGCGATGGCGGTGATCTCCTGCCAACTGGCCGGCACGATCGCGGCGACCCTGCCGCCGGTGCTCATGGCGGGAAGTTGGGGCGCTTCTGCGGGCTTGGTGGGGGCGTTCATCTAGCGTTTCTCCATCTTGAATGTGACACCCTCGGGCGCCTTGGTGATGTCCTTGGTCTTCTTGGCGTCCTTGTCGGCGATGTCCTCCAGGGCGGCCTTGATCGCCAGCCCCAGTTGGTCGCGGTAGGGGTTCTTCTTGGCGTTGTAGTGCTTGAAGGCGGCGGAGATATTGGTGATCTCGGCGCTCCAGTAATCCCGCAGGCCGACGGCGGTGCGGGTGTAGGCGCCCTTGATCTGGGCGCGCTCCGGAACTGCCTCGGCTGCCTTCTCCGCCTCGGCAACCTTGGCCGCGGCTTCCTCGGCGGCAAGCTCGGTGCGCAGCACGTCGCCGCCCTTCTTCTTGGCGGCCTCCTTCTCGGCGCGCTTCTGGGCTTCCTCGGCCTCGCGTCGGGCATCGTCGATCTTCTTCTGTGCCGCGGCGCGCTCGGTCTCTACCCGAGTCTGCTCCTTCAGCAGCCATGCCCGGCGCATCTCGACCAGCTTCGCCTTGGCGCGTTCCAGCAGGGACAGGGGCGTTTTGTAAACCTTGTCCTGCTCTGCGAGGAAATCGTTCTTGGCATCGAGCCGCTGGCGATCGAGCGCCTTGAAGGTGGCATCGACCTGGCTGATGAAAAAGCTGGCCTTGTCCGCCATCTCGGCATCGGTGATTTCCTTGCGGTCGGTCAGCCACTTGTTGGCCGTGTCGACGCGCTCGTCCGCTTCGGTGATGAGCGGATCAGGGGGATTGTTGTCGCCCAGTTTGACGCGGGGGTTCTCGGCTTCCATTACTTCGCCTCCGGCTCGGGCGGCACAATTACCGCGTTGCCCAGGTGCTCCATAAGATCGGCCATCTCCCGGAGGGTTTTGGCCGTTCCCTGCAACTGGGTATGTTTGTATTCGAGTTGGGTAACCCGGCTGAACCGGCCGCTCAGGTCGATGGTGGCGCCGACCACGACTTGGCTGGCGCCGTGATAACTGGCCGCGGACTTCAGGCCGATGTCCTGCATCTTCTTCACGCAGGCCTCGCCGCTGAAATAGGACTCGCCTACCAGCGCAGCCAGATCGCCCTGTGTTAGCTCGGCAATAAAGCCGGTCTCCGTCTTGCCGATGATTTTCATGTGATCTCCTAGAACGGGATTTCAGTTTCGAAGGGCTTGGGCAACGGTGGGATTTCCTTGCGGCGTCCCTTGGACACGAGACGGGACAGGCTTTCCGAGTGCGATAGCCATTCGGCAATCTTGTCCTCGGCGGCTTTGAGGTCGGCGACCTTTTGCCCGATGGTGTAGTTGGCTTGGCGTAGGCGCCGCTCCAGGTCGTCGACCTTCCTTTTCTCTGCCATGTAGAGCCCGCGATTGTCACTGCTCTGCACAGCCTTGGCTTCGATGCGCGACAGGATCAGCGCCAGTCCATCTTCGGTAAGCATGTTGTCTCCTAGAAAACTGAAGGCCCGCGCCGGTCGATCGCCTTCCGCGGCTGGGCATCGGGTAGGTGCTTGGCGTGCTCTCGGGCGTACTTCCCGTGGTCGAGCATGAACCTGTAGGTCGGCTCGTCGATCTCGTGCTTGGCGCACCAAGGCCAGACCTTCTCCGCGCTGAGCGGAATCCGGCATTGGTATTCGGGATTGTGCGGATCCTTTTCGATGTAGTCGGTCGCCCCGTTGATAGCGCAGCGCCAGTCGATACCCCGGTCCTGCTCCTCGCCGTCGATGATGGCGTGACCCAGCCAGATTTTCACCGGCACTTGTGGACCATTGCGGACAAGCGACGTCGTGTAATAGCCTTCGTTGGGCGGCCACGGGCGGACAGGCTTCATTACAGTGCGCCAACCGCCCAGAGCATGCCGATCACCACGGCCACGGGAGCGACCAGCGCGCCCAAGAACAGCGGCCACCCAAGCCGGTAGTTGATCCCGGGCTCGGGGGCGACTTCCCGCGCGGCCTCGGCGTCGAGGTCGGCCTGGTCGTAGTCGTTGTGCGGCGGGGCGCTGGTGGTGGGGATCATGTTGGGGCCTTGAAGTAGACGCCGACAATTTGATGCTGGCAGAACTCGGCAACCGCGACGTCGCCCTTCCAGACACGGACGTAGGGGATGTTGGCGTACATGCCGCTCTTGGTGCAGGCCTCGATGCGGGTGCAGTTGTTGCCGATCGCATAGAAGTGGCTTTCCGAATTGTCGGGGACTTGCCAGATCAGGATGTGCTCGATCTCCTGCTCTACCGGGTGCTCGCGGTTGTCGCCCCGCTCGGCGCCGACTGTGGCCATCACTTCGGCTCCCGCTGATAAACGTAGCCCGCGTGCCGCGTCGTGCCAGGTACTGCCCATCGCGGCCCGTCGGTGGGGTGATCCCAGAGTCCGTTGCTGACGCCCAGCAATCGCGCGGCCAGGTCGCTGATCGGCGCCATGGGGTCGAAGCGCCAGAGCGGGACATAGACCTTCTTCAGCCACCCATCCTGCTCGGCTTGGCTGATCTCGCGGCCGGGGTGTTCGTGCTCTAGCCGGGCGGCTTCGATGGGGTCGGTCATGCTGTTGGACTCCTTCATGGCAAGCGCGAATGTGCCACAACTGGAATTTGGTTGGCAATCTCTAAATTCGTTATTGAAATTTATTCGCTGTGGAGTAGTCTCGCCGCATGGACCCATTTGCCCCGGTACTCGCCCGCGTAGACGCCTATCTCGCTGAGACAGGCATGACCGCAACTAACTTTGGCCTGAAGGTTACAGGCACGGGGGCGCTAGTACCCCGGCTGAGAGACGGCAATATGAGGATGGCGACGATCCGCAAGATCATCGCGTTCCTGGACAAGGAAGAGAAGCGCACGGCGCGCAAGCAGAAGGCCCAGTAGATGGCAGACACCGACCACGACAAGGAGCTAGGGCGCCTGCTGCACGATCGGCTCGCGGCGGCGTTCGACGGCTTCTCGCTGGAGCGCGGCACGATCCCGGTGAACGTGGTGGTGGCGTCGTTCCTGTCGGGCGTTGTGCAGGCGATCGTGCTGTGCCCGGAGGTTTCGGACCGGTCGGCGCTGGTGAACCTGTCGATCCAGCAGTTGATCGAGCAGTCGAAGGTCCCGCTGTTTGCGCTGGTCGGCGAGCATCCGTCGCAGGAGGACATGCTGGCGGCGGCTCCGGTGGAAGGGCGCGCGTAGTGACCGCCGGCCAGTCTGCCCACATATCGAGGCTCAATGCTGATCCAGCATTTCGAGCCAAGGTTCGGGCAGCGGCCAGTGACGGGATGAAACGCTGGTGGGATGGCAAGAGGCTACCAAAGATGACCGCTCAGCAACGGTGGAAGTATCGCACATTGAGGGAATTGCACGGGCGCGAGGTCGCGCTGGCAACCCTGTTCCCAGATCACGCTGCGTCCCGAGTACCTTCACACGCAGCTTCGGGGCCCATGGTGGGCAACCGAGAGCCGGCGTCAGGGCCCCACCTGGCGTCGGCTTCTAATTCGGAGGCGGCCAATGGCTGATCCCGACTACTACGATGAGATCGACGATGGCGAAGACGATGAAGAGGGCTTCGCTGAGTTGAGTTGCGGCCTGTATTTTGGGGCCGATGGCAAAGAGCGTTGCGCTAATGCTGGGACCGAGTGGTGCGACTGGAATTGCCCGGACAATAGCGTCCAGGAAGCGACCATCCGGCGCCAGCGTCGGGAGAAGCCGGCCGGCCCGTTGCTCCAGATCATGGATCCGGACGCATGACGTCGCCCTTCCGCGTCCCGTTCGATCAGACGACGAATGAGAGGATGGCGGACTTGGCCGCTTGGCGCGCGCTGGGCACCGGCACGCTGAAGGCATCACCGCCGCCGCACGATCCGCGCCGCTGTAGCGCGCTGAACAAGTACGGCCATCCCTGTGAACTGTGGGGTTCGTTCATCGTCGATGGCCAGAGGTTCTGCCAGCATCATCGCCCCGAGGGATCTGTGCGCAGATGAGCAAAGCTGAAATCATGATCAGTCACCGGGAGCGGCTGAAATATACGCCGCTTCAACGCATGGCGATGTTCACCGATAAGTCTGGTGGCCCTGATGCGTGCTGGATATGGCGCGGTCCTGTTAATCCAAAGACAGGGTACGGAAGGATTAAATTTCAGGGAAAGGATTACGGCGCTCATAGGTGGGCTTGGGCTGCTGTGAATGGCAAAATTCCTCCCGGTCGGAGCAATTGCATCTGCCACGACTGTCGACCAAATCCAGATAATCGTCGCTGTGTTAATCCGAAGCATCTGTGGCTCGGGACCAAGGCTGACAATGCCCGCGACATGACCGTTAAGGGCGTGCGCGCTCGCGGTGTAACTAGTGGGAATTCTCGCCTAAAGCCGCACCAAGTGCTGGCGATTCGCGCGAGCAACAAGAAGCATGCCGATATCGCTAAAGAATTCGGCATCCACAAGGGCACGGTCTGGCGGATCAGGAACCGCCGGAACTGGGCACATCTCAAACCTGACGGAGAATGAACGTGGCCAATAGGGCAAAACCCAAAGCTAAGAAGGCGACGGCCGGGAAGGGGAAAGTCCCGTCTCGAGGAACTGTGGCGACGCTGCCGAAGGGCAAGAAGCGTCGTCGCATCGGTGACAACTCCGGGAAAATTCCCGACGAGGTGTACGAGCGTCACCTACAGAAGATCGATCAGACGGCCAAGGCGCTAAAGAAGGCGCAGGAAGTTTTCGATCAGGCCAAGGGCGTCCACCAGAGCGCCTACAAAGCCG